GTTTCTCCTACTAAAGTATCCAACTTTTCCATATCTAGTGCATTTACATCCCCAGTCGCTAAAATATGATTATACAATTCGTGAAAGTATATTGCCATTTTAAAGATTGATTCTCCAAATTTTTCTGCTACTTGACCAAACGCTTGGTGTGCAGATTCATGGGATAATGTAGTAACAATCGTGTCTATCATTTCTTCTTCAGATTTATCCTTAAGATGCTCAGATGATAAATTAACAAACGGGCCTGTGGCTATAGAGTGTCTTCCTAATGTCTTTGGGTCATTAGGCTGAAATTTAAACTCCTTTAATAATATGTTCTTCCACATTATAATCACTTTTGCATTACTTCTTCCCATTTCATAAAACTACTGTATAGTGCAGAAAACTCATCATCATCATCATTATCATAAGGGTCATTTTCTGTCCCTAATTTATAATATTCATTTAAAAATACTTTTAATTCTCTATCAGTCATGTTTATATTAGGCAGGTCTTCTGCTAATCCTTTACTAGACCTCACCTTCGGTAAATATTGTTTTATTTGCTGTAACAGTTGGTTGTCTGATTGAACCTTATCTGGTTTTCTTGTAGGAAACCATCTTTTATTTGGTTTTAACTGACTTATGTTTGAATAAGCAGTAGGATTTTCCTCTTTACAAATTCTATAGAACTCACCTAATTCTTCAAAGAAATTGGATTGTCCCTCTGGAATACACTTACTCCACCAGCGTTCTAAGCCTTCAATCATCTTATTCAAGTCAAGTTTAAATGTTTGTATATTATTATCAAAATCTATATCATCACCCATAGGATAAAAAGGAGCAGGTGAAGTAGGCCCGTTAAGGAATAATCTTAACTCGTATTCTTTCGATAGTTCGCTCCATGCATAATCACCACCACCATCACCTAACGTCATACCTAAGAAATAATTTAATTCTGGAGATTGGAAGAATTCTTTTATTATTTCCAAACTTATAGCATCGCATCTATTTTTATTATCTCCAGGTTTTGGATTTATTCCTTGTTCCTCTCTTCTTAGCATTTCGTTCACGTATGCTTTTTTACCACGTTGTAGGATTTTAAACCAACCCAATTCATCGGCGTAATCTCTCTGCTCGCCTCCACTAAAAGAGTCTTCTTCTACCATTTTTTCACCTATATAGTGCCTTTATGTGATAAATAACATCACTACTCATTCCATATTTTTTTCCTAGTGATTCCATACTATCAAATTCATTTACAATACCGATTATATCTTGACTTGTTAAATCAACATTGTAATCTGATTTCATTATATCAATTGTATCATTCACATGGTCAAAACTATCTAGTTGACACCTATTGTAATATATTGGTTTTCCTAACATTTTTCTAATATCATCGTGTGCATCTAAAATTTGACTTTGTGCGTAAGAGGCCATTTTCATATCAGATTGATTAGTGTAAGCCGTTATGAATTCCTGCATTGCTTCTTTGGTAAATGGGTTTTTTAACATTTGAGTTTTAAACATATATATTAATCTAACAACCTGATGATATGTGGTTTTGTGTGTCTTTCTATCATAATTTAATTCATCAAGTCTTCTATTCTGTAGTGTCATACCTTCAATGTTAAAACTACTATCTCTTCTAGCCTGTTCTTTAAGTTCATTAGCAAACCAATGTAAATCGTTCTCTGCATTTCCGGGTGTAATGTTTTGTAATACATCTAAAACACCATCTGCCTTTTTCCTCATTTCCTCTGGGTTTTTCTTTGCCCTATTGCTGGTCACAACATAATCAGTGATTTTCCTTAAATCTCTAGGAGTTAAGAAAGCAACGAAGTGTTCTCTATACAGGCCCAAGGTTAACTGTGCTATGTTTTCAGGGCCATGATTAATCAATGCGCTTAATGTATCCGCTTCTAAATAACTAGGAACAGATTTAAATGGTAACATTAATTCTCTAACTGGGTCTCCATAATAACTATCTGCTATTTCAAATAAATTAACTAGACTATCTGCAAACTTTCCAAAGGATTGTGGTTCTCTTTTCTTACCCTTTTTTCCTACCTTTACTCTACTAAATAGATTGAAGTTTTGAAACATTTCACTTCTTGCTGCTGCTTGTCTTGTGCTTGGTATTTTTTGCTCTTTCTTACCACCAACAGTAGCCTCTTTTCCGGGAGCCATATCTTCTAATTCCATGTGTATAGGATACGTTGAGGCTTCTAGTGGGTCTTCTAGTATTCTCATAATTATGGTAACCATCCTATTGTGTAGGCTTTCTATTTGCTCAAATGGAATGTCTATATCGCCATACTTCTGTAAGGTTTTTGCACTTTGTTCAGTAGCAGGTAAATAAAACTTATCTCTGTTTTTTACATTTTCAAATACTGTTTCTTTGTAGTCTTCGTGTTCATCTAGAATTAACTTGTATATTGCAACAACCCCCGGATTGTTCTTTTCAGCATCAGTTAATCTACTAACAATTTCATTTCTTGTTTTCTTCCATGAATCAGATGTATATTTCTTTTTCAAAATACCAGACTCTGATGACATGGCAAATAGAGGGTCAACCTCTTCATACATATTTATATTAGCAACCTCTTGCATTAACCCTTCTATTTCCATTTCTGTTTCATCTTTTTCTTCTAGAGTTGTTTCTGCTACAGGTGTACTTTCGCCTTCTTCTTGATAATCCCAACCAGCCTCATCTGAATAATCAAACTCATCGTCATCTTGAATATCCTGAATTACTTCAACTGCTTCTTTACCTAAAATCTTTCTAAATTTTTCTAATGCTAATCCTCTTACAGTTGAACTAACAACTGCATCTTTACCAGTAGTTATGTTAAAAGGTATAGCGGGAACTTCCATGATATAATTTAAGTTATCATCCATCATATTGTATATTTCTTTCAACTCATCTAACTCTGCATCTAAATCTTCAATAGTTTCTTCATCGGCTTCTCTATTAACAAATCTGCCAGTTTCACGCCTACTTCTTTGACCTACTTCATCCACAGAATCCTCATACTCTTCAACTACTTTATCCCATAATGTTAGAATTTCTTTAATAGTATTTTTCATATCAGCATAAAGAGAATGTCTTTCTTCGTAGAACTCATAAAGTTCTTCCCTGTCTTTAGATATTTTAGGGTCAATACGAGTAATAGAACTTTTTCTACGGCTAATCTTAGTAGAACTTTGAGGAGCAGGTTCATCAATTTCATCTAATAAAGATTGAAGACCCTTTTCATATTTTGTGTTTTGTGTTAAATAAAACTTAATTTGTTCTAATAATCCTTTTTTACTATTATCATCAAGATTAACAGTTGTAAGGTTTTGATTATCTAATTCTGTTTTCAAATCTTCTAAGTCTAATTTTTCATTATTGTATTGGAAGTAAGCCAATATTTCAGAACGTATTACGTTGTTTAAAATATCGGACGGTCTTACTTTGTCAAGTTGGTTTATGTAATTGCTAATGTAACCATCAGAGAAATCTCTATCCTTAAGTTCTGAACGAATAGAGTTTAGAGAAGACTCTCTATTGTCTCCTTCCTTTAACCTTTCTAGATGATTAGCAGAAATGTGAGATTCTTGAAAGTCTAAAGAGTCAATAGAATCTAAAAAATCATCTAGGTTTTTGCTATCATGTTTATCAGAAAACTCACTCCAAGACAACGCTATGTAGTCTGTAATTAGTGCTTTACTCATAGTTATACCTCAGTTCTACTTATAGATTTAATTAAGTTTTTACTTTCAAGAATTTCAAATAGTTTTCTAGACTTGCTTCCTTCATCAATTACTAAAGCATTTTGATATGTTTCTTTGTTTAATAAAATATCATCAATTTTTTCTTTCACTTGGTCTACTAATCCTTTTATGATATTTGTATAATTAGCATTTGCTGATTCTATTAACTTATCAATATCAATCTCGCCCCGCTTGAACTTTCTAGCCTCCGACTTAAAAGGAGTTCGCCCATAATATAAATCTATATTATACAAGAAATATAACATGTCTGGTGCATTAGCATTTATCTTATTACTAACCTTAAATCCTTTAGTATAACTCTTGAGACTATCTTTCAAATCCATCTCGATTTTTTCACCCTGGCTTTCATCTTTCTGTCTTAAAATCTTTAGTTCATAAACTAAGTCTTTCAGGTCATCAAACTTCATACCTGGAATTTTATTATGGTCAAACTTAAATGATGATTCTACTTCAACAAATGGGTTTGCGCTCCGTAACGCTCTTTCCAACTTTCTAGCAGTAGATACTGAGGGTTTAACCTTATAATATTCTTCTAGTTCTTTAACTATAGTTCTAGGATTCTTTCCGGCTAACCCCATCAACATTTCTTTTTCTTCACTAGAGAATAAATTAGTTACTTGACCTTGTAGACCCTCAGTTAATTTCTTAAAGTTCTCTTTATCATTTCCTTTGAGTCTTTTTACAAACACTGCCATTTCTTTTCTAGATGCATTGTATATTTCCTGTAGGTTTTGAATATCTCTTTCTGTCAAGTCACCTGTTGCCGTTGGTTTACCTTCTAATATGTTTCTTACCTTATCTGGTATAAACCTAGTTTCTGTTTGCACTACACCCTCTCTAACTAAATCAGATAGATTAAAGGATGAACCCTTTAATACAGCCGCAAGAGATGCAGAAACTTTAGGTCTCATTGCACTACCTAAAAGTTGTATTTTAGCATTGTTAATAGTTTTAGTCGCACCTTGATTAATTTTGGGTACAGGCATAAACATTCTGTCTTTTCTAAGTCCTTTGTATGCTATACAATTTAAATATTCAAGTGCGTTCTCACCCGTTGTTACAGTAGTTTGATATTTTTCTAACTCGGCTTCTCTTACCTTGTCTTTAACGTTCTTAGGGGTTTCTCCCTTTACATATAATTCTAGTAAAGGAGACTTAGAAAAAGTACCTTGTTTTTCAAAAAGTAATAAAGCCTCTTTATCTGTTGCTTTAGACTTTCCTCTCCCACTAATACGCATGTGAGTAGAATCTAATATCTTTTTCATGTCAGGCCAAGATGTAGTTTCCTCAAACTCAATTGTTACGTTTTCGTCACCGCTAACAGTAACACTACTACCTTCTAAATCAGTACGTAGCCTTTCTATTTTCTCATCCCAGTTATCATCCTTAATTGGCTTCGTTGCAGTTAAAGCAAACTCCGAAGTATCAAAGTAAAATAAATCAGTATCTTCCATATCTACAAAATCTAAAATGGCTTTTCTGTTTTTGTTTAATAAATTAATTTTACGGGTTCTAGTTTTACCAGACCAACTTCTAACAGGTTTTGTTCCTACAAAGGATATTAATGCATCCTTATCTTTATTCTCAATAATATTTTGAACTCTATCTTCCATATTTGTTTGAGAACCCTTGTTTTGTTCGGTGATAATTTCATTTAGTTTTTGCAATAATATTTCTGCATTTTTTTGGATACTTTCTTTATCTAGTCCCTCTGGTATATCTTCACCCTCGGCCAATCTTTTAGTTTGGTCACGGCTTCTAATAAGATTCTTCTTATCATCACCATCGGCTTCTGCAATTAGATAGTCTAACCCTTGTTCACTACCAAGAAAACCCGGTAATGAAACCGGGTCTGGCAATGCCTTCAGTAAGTCTATCCAAGCCAATTAATCACCTAAGCCAAATCAGTTCTGAAACTACCTGTTCCTTCACCACTACCTCTATCTGGCCTATATTGGTCACTAAAAGAATCAAACTCTGCATCTGGGCTTCTTCTAACCAAATCCTTAAATTCACCATAGAACTCATCATGGTGCATTTCAAATCTATTAGATGCTGCTTTTCCTTTAGGAGTAGGTCGTGGGAAGTTTCTCATGCTTGCTTGTGCATGTCCCGCTTCTCTTCTCATTAGTCCTTTGTCTGTAAGTTCCTTTATGTATTTACTATCTGTATCCTTACTTAACTCACCCAAACCAAAGGCAGCAAATTCCTGTTTTCTTCTTTTACTTTCTCTAGGCTTTGTCATTTGTGTAAATAATAGTAATGCTGCTACTGCACCATTTGTTAAATCATAATCCATAGGTTCCACACCAGTAGGAACTTCTATAGTGTCTAAGAACTTGCTTTCTGGTGGTACAAATCCATATACTTCAAATGCAAACTTCATTCTAGGTATTCTACCATCTCTCATGTGAACCATCAAACCTATTTCATCATCCTCTAAATCAAGGGGTTCTTGTCCTTGACCTAATCTTAATTCCATTGCAGTAGGTGGAGACATAATATCATTCTGTAATCTCATTTTAGCCCAAGGGTATGTAACTTGTCCTGTTTCAACATTAAGAATTGTAACTAAACCAACATGATAATTTTTACTACGAAGTGAAGGTGCAAATCTTTTAGTAGGTAATCTACGAACTTCAGCCGTAACATCAGAACCACCTCTTGGTAAGTATTGTTCAGCAGGGAAATAACCGGGTGAGAATAACTTTTGAGCACCGGGTATATCCGCTATTTGAACTATAGTGTATTCATCACCGCTTGGCTTAAATGGCGGGGGTGCTTTTCTTATTGTTTTAAACCATGTCATTCTTCTTCACCTTCTTCTCTTAACATTTCAAAATCTTCACCGCTTATTTTACCATCTTTGTTACGGTCAAGTTTTTTCTGCTTTCCTTTTAATTTAAGTATTTCTTGCCACTTCATTTTCTCACCTATTGTCTAATTCCTACATCATCAACGTATTCACGGTATTCATCATCTTCACAATCCCAAGGTTGGAAACCGTGACTTCCACCCACTTGTTCTACTCTCTCTTCAAAATGAGTTGGGCATAATTGTTCTTGTGTATCTGGATTTTTCCAAATAGGATATTCATCACACATATCACAAACACACTCATTATCATCATCGGGGTCTCCTTCTCCCCAATCACCTAATGCAGTTTCATTTATTACAACAACTTGTTGCCTTGCACCTGCACCCCCACCACCCATTTCACCACCACCGGGAGGGTCAAGATTTGGATTTGTAGGTTTGGCCTTTAATTCATTAAACCAATCACCTCTTTCCTTATGTTGTAACATAGTTCTAACATTTCCATAATTATCAAAAGAAGTTAATTCTGATAATTTAAGACCGCCTAGTTCTGGGCCTGCGTTTTCTTTAGCATCCAACAAAGAAGATACTAACTCGCTACTATACATTGTTCCTTTTAATTTCTTAGGTGGATATTGCTTCAAATGATTGACCATACCTTCGTAGCCCATCATTCTTAATTCTGCCAATACCATATCAAAAACGCGGCTATAATCCTTCTTTCTAATTTCCATAACTAAACCTCTCATTTAGTTTTTCTTTTCTAGCAGCACAGCCACAGTCTTTTCCAGTCTTCTCAGATACATAATCAACTGCTTTTTTTATACCAGTTGCTTTAGTGACCCTTTCAATAGTATCACCTAATCCTTTATCTTCTTTCAAAATATTTTTCCAACTCATGTTACCATTCTCCTATAAATACATTTTTTCTTTCTAGTGCTTGTTTAACATTCTTTTTCATTAAGGCTTTTACTTTACTAACTACTGCGCCTCTTCCAGATGTTGTTATAATAAATTTAACAGGTTTACCATCAGGACTATCTTCTCCTTCATACGTACAATGTATTTTTAAATGTTGATTTTTACTAGCAATAATTTCATCAATTGTAACCCCATCCACGCTTTCTATTCCTTCTTTTATTTGTTTCATTACTTTACGAGAAATATATTTTCCTTTAATTATATCAAACCAATTCATGCTAACTTCTCTTCCATTTTTTGTTTAACGTCTAACCAAACTTGTGGATGATTTTGTGCTAATACTTCTTGAACAATTTGCATTTGTGCAACAATAACTGTATCTTGTCTCTTGTGTACTAATTTACCTTTGAATTCTAATAAGTATCTTAGACTTTCTCTTACTTCCTTTGCTAATTTCGTTAAACTATCAATATATTTAGGATGTATTTCATCTTGGTCAAATAACAAATCTAACTTGTCTTCAAGTCTCACAAGAATCTTGCTCAAGGACTCAACTTCATCCACTTCCTTCACGGCTATAATGCTTGCCGCAGTCTTCTGAACTAACGGCTGCAAATGTTTCCTCATGTGACGCTTAACCTGCTCTTCTGAACAATCTGCCATTCTTGCGACTAAATCAGGAGTGACTTTACCTTCACTTAATTGTTCTTCAATAAGCCCTCTCAATTCATGGGTGCAAATCTTACATCTAGGATTAGAAGCGTCATAATATTCTCCCATATGATTTCTCTGGTGTTTAGCCGTAGTGCCACTAGGCCACCCATATTCTAAATCTATTGCATCTGGCCTTCTAGCCATAGTTTCTAATGCTGCTTCTATATCATCACGGTCTTCGTGATTACATAACTTACATCTTTTTCTTGTTACCATTTTATCACCTAATTACTAAATATATAACTCTCGGCTGCCATTGCTGCTAATTCAACAATATTACCTTTATCTAAATTCTCTTTAATTGTTCGCATTACAATAGAATCTAATGTTGCTACTTCTCCTTGTCCTGCTAACTGTGATGCCTCTTCCCAATAATGAGGATACCTACGTTTTACCTCAGTATATATTTGCATGACTTTTGCTTCATTTTTTAATATATTTTCCCAACTCATCTTTTACCACTACTTTGTAAGCATCTTTTATGCATATCAAGAGTTAATGCAATAACTCTTCTCAAATCATTACCTCTTCTTCTTTCCATTGGGTCTGTTACTAATTTTAATTTTTCATCTACCTTTGAAATATATAATAACAAATGGCGAGGTCTTGCGCTATGTTCTTTAAACATATTTAATTCAACATCAGATAAATCTAAACGCCCTGCTTCTTCAAAAAAATAAAGCATTGCCCTTTTATCACAATCTACTTTTATAATGTCTTCCCAATAATCTGTTCCCATGATTTCTTAACCTCCTTTTTCTTTTCAACATCTTTACTAACGTGATAAACAACATCTCTTCCTGGATATTTCTTACACTTACCAGTTAATGTTGCTAATTTTCTAACTTGTCTTCTAGATATATTTAATTGAAATGTCTTTATAGTTCCTGCTATCTCGTCTAGACCACCCTCTCTTTTCAAAAACTCACTTTGATTAAGGCCTGCTACTGCAAACTTTTCATTAATTGCTTCATTATACATTGGTCTGTCCATCCAATGTAATGTTTTCTTGTTTATACCGGGGCCGGGAGTAGTCATAGTTCCAACTTTAGATTCTACCCATCTCTTTACAGAAGGTATCTTAATCAAATCTGCTGCAAGCAGACCATCTCCTTCATCATCAACTTTTAACTTTAAGTTAGTAATAGTTGCTTCCTTAGTCAATTTCTTTGCTTCTTGGCAAATATAATACAATCCATATTTAACAACATCCCCATCACCATTAGCAAATAATGCTTGCCACATAGGAGGCTTTGCTGTATTCTTACCATCACTTCCTATTGCATACCAACTAGAGTTAACAGGAGAAATGGTTTCTTTCTTTTCTCTGCCAGAAACTCCAGATAATATTTCTCTTACTTTATTATAATCAGGTGTTCGATAATGCCCATAAACAATTGTCACATCATCATCATCATAGTCACCAGTATCTTCATCTATCTCTGATGGTACAGGAACAGTAAATCTAATGTTTCTTGGGTCAGTATCTGAGTCTCTCATATTATCTAATGCTTTGATAACATCATCAAGAGCCTCTAAATCCACCTCTTCTAATATAGCAGCATCATTATCCCACTCTTCTAACATTTCAACAATACTACCTGCACCTTCAGTTCTGCTAACTTTATTCTTAGTATAAGGTCTAGCAACCACACCATGATTTTTTATTAAATCAATAAGTTTAGTTCCTGATGTTACTCCTAGTTTAGAACCACCTACATTACACTGGGTTTTCCAAGCATCAAACATTTGTTGAAACTTACCATAATCAAACTCTTGAATACCAGCATACCCTCGACCCTTAATAGGTCTTGATGCTTTCTTTTTATTTCCTTTCTTTGCCACGCATCCATTCCTCCCAATCTTCTTCCTCAAACCCATCATAGGTTATGTTAAACAATGCATCAGTTCCTTCATTACCTTCTCCGCCATACGCTGCACCCGAAACAACCGCACCTTGCGTTTTAAGTAATTCAAACCAACCCATCACAATCTATCCTTAATATACTTCCCTATATCGTTTGTAATAAGTTCACTACCGTGTTGTAATACAGGGAAGGTTGTCATCTCACTTATTTTTTCCTGTATAGGGTCTTTTGTGTCTAGTTCACTAATATCCTTTATACCTACCAATGCGTTAGCATCTAAACTATCTAACATGTCAAGCAAGGAATCATAAAAAGTAGTATCTTCACCTGCGTCTGGTATTTTAGTCCAAATAGTCATTCTCTTTCTTGTTGCTACATCGTAATCCTTTAAGCCCCATCCTCTTTTCTTCCTCTCTTCTTCACTCAGTTTTCTATCTGGGCTTTGGCTCATATCAGAATGTCCTCTATCAACTCTAGGTGCTTTACCCCACATATCTGGTCTATTAGGATACTTTTCTTTCATCTTTTTCTCATGTAAAAATCTACTAAGTTCATCTTCATCATCCCAGAAAGATTCTCTCATTCTTTCGTTTAGATTCATTTCTCTAACTGTAACTTTTCCTGTATCAGAAACTTGTTTTTCCCCTCTATACATAGCATGTCCATCAGGCCATTCTTTTTTCATTTTGGCTAATTCTGCTGGTGATAACTGTCCTCTCTGTAATGATATAGGATTGCCACCATAACTTCTTACCCAAGTTGAAATTATCATGTCTTTAGTTTTTTGAGATACTTTCATATCCATTCCTACGTCTTCATAATAACTTAAGTTTTCAGATTCGTCACCAGTTCGTAATCTAATCTTTTTACTTCCGGGTACTTGTATTTCTCCTGTTTTACATATTAGATATATATCTACTAAACTGTAACTCATACCAGTACCGGGCTTTTGTCTAGCAGGTGTATCTCTACTACTATATCCTCTAGTGTCATACTCAAAATCCATTAAATCATATGCCATTTTAGGTGTTAACGAACCTTTACCAGCATGCATCATAAACGGTGCAGGTTTATGTATATCTATTGTTACCTTTGCAGTTCCACCTGCTCTATATGGTTTACCTTTAGGAGTCATTTGGTCATTAAAATCAATAGTTATCTTCTTTTCTGGTAATCTACCTCTATACAGAACAGTACCCTGCTGGTTTTTTACCTCACCTGTTCTTCGGCCTTCCTCCACAAACATTTCCTCTATATCTGGGCAGGTTAATTGTTCACTAATAATTTGTCGAACTCTGTCAGTACCGAAAACTTGATGAATTCTAGGCTCTTCAAATCTAATATAGTCTTGAATGTTATCTTTAACTAAAAGACAACAGTTAGTATCTTCACTCGCTACTCCTTTATCTCTAACCACTTTAGCAGCATCTTTTGGAAGTGCTGTAAATCTATCTAACTCACCCTCAACTTCCCAATCATCCTGATACATACTACCTTTAGACCTTTGCGAAATGGTTGCTTGTTCATCGGCACCTTTCTTACCTTCGTTTTTAATTATATTCCGCCATTCGGAATCTTTCTTTTTGTCATCAAACATTGTTTTACCTACCTTTAATTCGTTTAACCATTTAGCAACTTTAGACTTCAACTTTGCACCCTGAGGCAGTCTAATAAAGTATTCGGACTTTGCCCCGATAACTCTACCTTCATCGCTGTTTATTTTTTCTAATGCTAATTTAATGTAATCAGAAACTTCATCTGAATCCATGAGTGTTCTATAATAACCATCTGAAAATATTCTAACAAAACCTCTATCAGTAACTTTACTTTTAACGCTGTCATTTGCGATTAAAACTATTTGATATTTATCATTGTCTTCTTTGACAGCATCATCAAACACTGTATTTATTAAATTTTTAGGAGTTATTTCATCTACTAATCTTAATAAATCTGCTCTATCTTTGCTTACACCTAACTTGTCTAAATTACCTTGTGCTTCAATTGGCATGTGTAAATTCTCTACTAGCCATTTATGATATTCAGGATAGTTTGTTTCTAACCATTTCTCTTGTTCCTCTAAAGAATCAAAGGCAGGTAATTTATCTGGTTGTTCACCAGTAAACGGTTGTCCCTCTCGACTAAGTATTTTACTTGCTTCAATCATTACAGGCTGTTGTTTTTTACCACCTAATGCTGGATGGCCTTCTCTATAAATATCTGTTCTTTTATCATCATCTGATTTAGGGAATCTATTACCTAGAACATCTCTCATTCCAACTATTCCAGCCCAAATAACAAGGTCAGGATTACTTAATACTCCTTTAGTTCTACTATACAAAGGCACTCCAGTTTCTAAATCATAATAAGTTTTAGTTATAAAACGAGGTTTAAACACATGGTCTACAACACTTGTCGTTCTTCCAATAGTAGGGTCACCAAGAAGCCTATCTGTTCCCTTTGTCATATTATCAGGAAAGGCTTGTTGTGGTTTATATCCCAACTTTCCTAATGTCTCTGACCATAATGCTTGTGCTTCATCTTCGGTACCAATCTCACGACCAACACCTAATGCTTTAAGTAAAGCCTTCATTAACATACTCATATTATGACCTGTAAAATGTTTTTTTACCCGTTCTTCCTACTGCGGGTTCTTGTTTCTTCTTAATGTCCATACTATCTAATCGCTTGCGTAAAAATGCAGTTAGGTTTTCATCAGAATCCTTTAATCCGGGATTTTGTTTTCTTAAAGATTTAACAATTTCTTGAATGCTAACCCACTCATCAGTTAAGAAAGAGTCTATTTGTTTGTCTAATGTATCATAAAACTGTGGACTTTTCTTTCCGTGTTTCTTTCTAAGATAATCTAAATGTTTCATATCATTAGGTTTTGCATACTTCTCAGCAAGCATTTCAAATTCCTTCATTTCTGAAGATTTAACTAAATCAAACCAAGTCATCGGCACCACCCATATTTGCACATTTATCCCATGCTTCTACTATTAGTATCATACCAGGAAAACCCATATCAGCAAACATTTCTATTTCTTTTCTTAGATTAACACAATTTAAATTTTTCCAATCTGAACTTCCTATTACATTATCTCCAATGTCGCCATAATCACGTAATTGTCTTTCTGCTGCTTCTCTTGCTCCTTCACAGCAAGGGTCATAGTTTCCCGGAGTATTGTCGGTTGGTTGCCCTTCTAACACTATCCTAGCAATATCAACGTTATCTAATTTCATCACTTTAAACCAACTCATTTTTTTCCTCTCCCTTTTCTTCTTGGATAATCTTTACAGGCTGAACAAGTTGGTCTACATCTTCTCTTTCTGCCTACTGAAGCGTCTTTTCTTCCACATGGTTTAGGCCCATTTTTACTTCCACAGGAGGAACAGTCAATCCATCCTCCTTGTGTTTTTCCATCTTTGGTTTCTTTTCCTCCCCTTCTTTTAAACCATTGATGTAAGTTACCTTTAACAATAATGTCTTGCCACTTCTCAAGTTTATTTGTAGATAAATATGCATCAGCAATTAACTGCCCTGTCTTTTTACCTGCTTCTATATCACTAGGATAATGACTTCCAATTTGCATTCTATGTAATGCTATTTTATTTGCATAGTCTTCTAATTCACCTTGCTTATCAGGATATTTATTACCAAGTATTTTTGCCATTGCATGAGATTCTGTTGCATGTCCACTAGGGAAAGAAGGGCTATCATCAGTTCCAGTTACTGAATCTATTTTATCTGTCACCTCATAAGGTCTTGGTCTTTTATATTTCATCTTTAATTTAATTATCATTATGTTCATATCTTCAATTAACTGTTGCCAATCTTTTATATCTTCGCCTACAATCTCAAGCATTTTTTCATTGAAGTTTTTGTCTAAATCAGTTTGTGTTTTATCATCTAATTTATTATTCTTAATTGCTTCAATAACTTTTGGTATTTCACTTTCATTACTTGGGTGTGACATTTCTGGAAATTCTACCTTTAATGATGGTTCTTTGTTTAAGAGTTGCCTTCGCTCGGCATTAAGTGTTTTTTCATTCCACTTAGAATCTTTCTTTAGAACCATCATCCAAGACATTATGATTTACCCCAGTTTGCACAGCCAACCTTTCTACATCGCACAACTGCACCAGAAGCATAAGCAGACGGCCAAACATCATATCTTGCCTTTACCTTTCTAGTACAACAATCATCTACATTTTTCTTTTTCTTACGCCTTCTGGCTTTCTTCTTTTTAGCCTTTACAACTTCAAACCAAGACATTATTCTTCCTCCTCAATCATAGCCTTCTTTCTTGCTCTATAAGTTTTATAACATTCTGTAGGTTTAGCCGCATATCCCATTATTTTCACCAATCCCTGCAAGCCATACATCTAGCAGAATAATCACTACTATCGCAACTAGAACAGTTATGCCTTGCTCTAAATGATTTTCTTCTCTTACCCTTTCTTTTACCAGAAACAGTTACACCTCTTTGACCCCAATGAACTCTCTTATATCCACCATTACCGTCAGGTACACATTTCATCCATTTCTTACCTTTTCTTGTAGATGATGTTTTCTTCGTTGCTCTTGTGCAGCGACCACCAGAAGATTTCTTTCTTCTTTTCTTGCGACCAGCCTTTCTTCGGCGTTTACTTTTCTTTTGAATTATCTCAAACCAAACTTCCATTATAACGCCGCCTCATCTTCTTGTCTGATTTTATTAGCCTGCTGTAAAACATATGCACTATCTTTACCAGTTAGATATTCAGGTTCATCTTTGAATTTATTATCCACTTCTTTTGCTATCTTTTCTATATTCACATACAAATTTCTAAGTGATACTAAACTATCTTCCCAATAATCAGCCATATACTCTTCCATAAGATTTCTTTGTGGTTGAACAGTTCTTGTCTTTGAATACTTTTCTAATATGTTTGCAACATTTTCATAATGCGAATTTATATTTGCTTTTTTAAATGCTGTATAGTTGTCTCTTGCTGCTTTAAACCCCATTGCGCTAACCTGTGTTTTACCGCTACCCCCAACATTTGTAAATTTAATATCTTCAAGTTCTTCTGTTGGTGCATCTCCTGATGGTTCTCCTGATGGTCTCATTATTCTTGCATCTCTATTTTTACGCCAATCAAATTGTTTGACTATATCGAACCAAGTCATTCTTTCACCATGTCTGCTGCACATTCATCACAAAATGATAATCTTAAGTCTTTACCTTTCACCCTAATATCATTTCTTTTCCTTGCTGATAACATACGGCCACATCTAGCACATCTATTTCTAGGAAATGTTTTTGTTGCCTTCCTTGCTTTTTTTGCACCAATTCTAGGGTTTTTACTAAACCCTGTGAAATCTCCCGGTTCTGCACTGGCAATTCCTGCTCTTGTGTTTGATTCTCTTATTGAACCCTGTCTTTGTTTTATTTTTCGTGCGTGGTGCTTTGCTTTGGGAGTATTTTCTTTTATGGATTCGACTTCTTCTCCTGTTCGTAAATCTCTCATTACACCCCTGCCCATAATTCTTCTTGGATTCTCTTCATTAGTTTCTCCAGCAAAGATATTAGGTGGGTTGATTTGACGCTTTCTTTTTCTAGGTCTAATCTTAAGAATATCTTGCCAAGTCATATATCCTTACCCACCCATAAATACCTATCACCTTGTTGGCGCATATTACCTAATCTAATTTCTTTATTTATAAAAACCTTTAATCTTGAATTAGGAAGCATTGCTCTAGATTCTGAAATTTTAGGTTTTTTGTTTCCACCTACCTGTGCTTTTCTCTTTTCATTTTCTTTTCTAATATGCTCTCTAATTATAGTTTGAATAGTTCCAATTTCTGAGGGAGTCCTAACAGTCGAAAGTGCTTCTCTTGTTACAGGGTGCATATACTTCTTACCATATCCTCTTTTTATTATTTGTTCCCATGTCATATGAAATCACGGCTCCTTTCTACACATTTGTCCCACTCATTAATTGCTTCTGTTGCTGCTTCTTTTCTAATTGCTGCTAATCTTTCATCATCTGGTAAATTCTTACCTTTTGAAAATTCTCTTAAACTTCTCTTAAACCCGCTTGATGAAGCCTTCTTAATTTTACTGGTTAAAGTATCTATATCTTTTTGAGTAAATGGATAACCTTTTCTCTGCAATCCTTCTATTGTGTGTAAAACAAAGGTCTGTCTTGCTCTTTTAAAACAATCCTCTTTTAACACAGTATGCCAACTCATTCATCTTCCTCTTCTGCAATTAGTTCTTTCATAAAATCCCTAAAGAATTTGCAATCTCCATTTGGGTGTCTTTTAGCCATTATCTATTACCCCTGTGTTTTCCATGTTGATACCCAAATTCTGGGTCTAAATCGAAATAATCTTCAATAGGAACAAAGGTGTGTCCTGAGTTGCGGTTCAGTGCATATGTTTTATGACCTTCTGGGTGGGTGTCATCTGCAAAGTTACTATTTGAACCGCATACTTGAACTCCATCATTAGATGGGCCTTCATATGCACAGCCTTTTGTTAACCCGTTAATACACTTCCATTCTGCTGGTTCATCACAATAATAACATTTTATACCATATTGGTACAAGTCTTCTTGTTCTTGAGTATCAAACAACCCAACTGCTGTTTTATCACTGTAATTATCCATACTTCTTTGATGGACTTTCCTTGAACCGAAATCTAAACCACCATCATCATCATCACCAAAGTCATCTCTATCAAAAATGTCCTTCAAAAATACATCATTATCTTCATCACTCTTTAAAATGTCTTTCCAATCATCACAATTATTACACATAATATCACTCCAATTGAGTCTTCCAACTATTCTTTTTCATTTCACACTCATCCCATTCTTCTACTATTGCTTTATATTTTGCCATTCTTCTCCGCGCAGCCTCAGGGTCTTTTGGTGTAAATGTTGCAAAATCTGGAACAAGTTCATAGGCATTTTTTTCTACGTACAGTCTTATTTGATTGCAATCTGTACCATAACGATTATCAAAATTATTATATTTTCGTTTAATCATTTCACAACACTCATCATCATCACCAGTATCTATGTTAATTTCTAACATCGTTCCATCGTCTTCAAATTCTTGTTCTGCATACTCTTTGAGTAATTGGTCTCTCCATTCATTTCTGATAGTCATAAAATCACTCATACCCCGTGTCCTCAAACATAGATTCATCTATACCTATATCTTTTCTAGATTTATCAGGAATATTCAAACGATTCTGTAACGTAGGAAACGGGCCTTTTTCTCCTTGGATTTTATTACAGTCTTCCCAATCTTGTAACCAGCCCTTTTTCTGTTGTTCCAATCTTAATCTTTTACCAGAATCAAAAATTACCTTACCGTCCCAATTTAATCTATTAGTGAACCACTCTTTTAATATATAGCACATGTTCCTTTGGTCAAAATAACCACTATGCCACATATCACCATACATTATAGGTCTCTCTTTTCTAATGTTTCTTTGAGCCTGATTACAACAAGACTGATTTCCTTCTTCTTGAAAGTTTATGTCTGGCGTATTTTTAACTACTTCAAACCAACTCACAGTCCCACCACCTAAACTTTGTTAATTTTACCTTCTTTAATGGTAGTTTTTTCATTCTCTATTTACCCCATTTTTTTGGCGGAATTTTTTAGACCTTTATTTTTCAAAATTTGACCTGTAATTTATCCGGCACTTGCGTTTTTTTTCTATATAAAACTTGTGCATTTCCAGAATAAGCCTTTGTTTGTTATTTAATCACAGTGTATCAATGGTTGAATAGCAGTGTTTAGAGCATACTTGTTTCTTTGTATCCTTGAAGCACCGCGAATCTATTTTTAATTAATTAAAATATGTTTAGCACACCTGAGCCTTCTCTATACGCGCATCTAAGATGCTTCTATATCAAAGTGTTCTTAGGTAGAACAAAATCTTATGCCAAAATCGGGTAAACAAACGAATGTTTAATAAGAAAAAAAATCGAATGCAAAGCATATGGTTGTAGCGAAGCGTTAAGCAACCTGAGGTGATTAACACTGCGTTGTAACTTTCTACGGCGAATCCCCTTAAAATGTCCCTTCACCTTTGTTAGACGCTTAATGCGTCTCTAGGACATTTTACAAGCCCTTGGAGGACATTCTTGTAGAAAGTGATTAATAACCATATGGATGTATATCCTCAAATGGGGCTGTGAATAACTTGCATTTAGGATGCATACAGCCTGCTACACCTAAGTGGACGCTTAATGCGTCTTTCATTGCTGTATGCTTCCATTGCAAGTTATCTTCCAGCGATGCTGGAACCATATGGTAATGGGCATATGATAATACACACAATGTCTTGATATAAGACATGAACGAAGATGGAGGTAATTGCCCATAAATCCCCATTGAGTTCGCCCACTTATGTGAACATATGGTGGGAATATTGCATAGGTTTCTCCCTTGTGGATATACCGCTTGCTTATCCTATCCTCATAAGATACTTCAAAGGATTCATACCACCTTAGTTTGGGCCTAAAGCCCAGATGAATCCTACCTCGTATCATATGGAGTTGGATTTAAGGTTTACCTTGCTTAACGTAAGTTAGACAAGACAGATATGGAGTGGTAGGTACATTAAGTACCAGCAAAAGCGTTTAACGGAAGATATGTCTTGTCTAAGTTACGTTAAGCAAGAGTGCCTTAAAGGAGGTTCCTTATGCCCTTCAGGTTTAACGGGGTTTTAACGTGCGTTCCTGCTCTTACTTGCCAGTTCCAGGACGTTTACGCGCGTTCACTTGTCTAACGCTTAATGCGTTTAAACGACTTACGTTCCTGAAGCGCGTATACGTACCTTCCCTGGCAAGTAAGACCGTCACTTACTAAACCATATGGTAATGGGCTTTGTAAACATTACCTTATAAATTACATAATACCTATTGATATAGAGGGGCCAACCAACACTGGATAATACAGTATATTGCCGCCGAGCATTCAATGCCTGTAAGTAGTCACTTGGTTCAATGGCCCCTCCACCTTTGGTGATATTATGACAGAAGAAAAAACAATCGTTCAACAAATCAACGAACCCAAATATGTGCTTGAAGTCAAGCATATGAAATCTGGTTCTTCACTGGTGCTTTCAATCAGTAAACTACGTGTATCAGGTGATGATTTGGGTCAAGTCATGGATGATTTGAATCTAGCATTGAATGATTATCTTGGCTTAACTGGAGATGATTCCAGTTAGTCAGGTATTGTTGACAAAGTTCAATACCATATGGATGAGAGTATCAATTAACCTCGGAAGATAAGAGGTTGTTTAGACCTCCTTCAGAGGTTAATGTAAGCCTAGCGGTACTCGCAGCCAGATAAATGAGGGAATGTCTAAACATTGGCTTAATGCCAACCCATATGGTAATGTAACTTTGTTAAACATTACCTTAAGTAAACCATCAATATTATTGCTATGTCACTTGACGGAGTGACCCGGATTGGCTGAATATCACCGTTGTTAGGGTGAAAGGCACAATAATCGGTGCTTAGCGGCACAGGGAGTCGGTCGAAGAAAAAGACAGGCACTACAATGACCTTAGCGGGTCGGTTATTGGTAGGTACGGGTTAAAGCCCATGCAAAATTAATGGCATGAACTAACACCCATGTAACCTTGAGGGTAAGGAAACGAATCCACTCATCCATCCTTGAGCCAGTTTTGCACGTTTCTGGCAGTTACCAAAAAACGATGCATCTCAATAGTGAGTAAGACAACGACTTGTAAAATTGATGTTAGCGCAAGTTTAAATCGTTGCATCATTGTTGAGCGATTATGGTCTGTTTAACAAAGTATGACCATATGGAAGTAGATAACAGGTGCTGCTGGACTCGTTGGCATTAAGCCAAGTCTAAGGACACCAGCAGCATCTTACTACGTGCCTCAAACATTCCCACGGGGCTTTGGTTTGCCATTTGTTGCTCGTTTATCGTTGCCGAGCAACTAAATGAGAATGCTACGCATTCTTAAACCTGCACCCATATGGTACGTTACTTTGTTTAAACTGTACCTTAAATATACCATTGAAAATAGTGCTATGGTGGCGACTAAACCACCTAATTCACAGGAGTGATAGATATGGTTGATTACAGCATGGAAGACAGCGTATGGAACAACAAGAAAGAACACGTCAATGAGTGGTTTGACGCGAACCCAGAGCATGAGGGAAGAAGGGTCATTGTAGATGGTCTCTTCGCAATAGGCGATGCACAGCCTGACCTCAGGAAGAGGCACTGGTCGAGCATCAGCGTAGTATTCGCTGATTTGGACAATTCACCTATTGGTGGCGGTAGAAAGTCTCTAATGACAACTGCCGTTAAGTCCGATTTCGACAAGTACCTAGCAACCTTCAGGGATAACATGGCAACAGTCGTGTACCCTCTAGTGGCTGGTACTGCGAAGACACACGGAAAGTCCGGTGGGGTTCTTTACTCCACTATGGATGATGGTGCATCTGCATACGCAGATGATATGACCAAGAAAGAGAGGCTATTCTTGAATGCCGCTTTCAATGCGTTTACCAATGGTACCGATAAGAGATACTACTGGGACGGGTCGTACACCGATGATGGCTATCCAGCCGTCACCGATAATGGGGGTTCAGAAGAATAGGTTGGTTTTAGTCGCCACCAACCTCTTCTGGTCTTTTTCACAAAGTTATGACCATATGGTAACATGTTCTCACTTTAGAGAACATGACCCCAATTGAGGGTAGTTGTTCCGTGCTATACAATAGGTGAAGCATGGCTTCCGCCAATAATAAAAGAACCGCCTACGGCTCATGCTTAATGCATTTTTCTTTTATCTTCACCTCTTGTATATCTTTGGAACCTAAACCCATATGATAGGAATACTTGGACTATCAGATACTTGTTTGTAAAAAACCCTATGCTACTACATCTAGATTAGTGCTTAACGCACTAACGTAGAGTAGTCACGCTAACAAGTTACCGCGACTTTTTTTACAAACACCATTTCATTAGTATCATATGGGTCGAAGAAGTTAAAGGATATAACGGAAGTGGACTTCGTGCCATTGTCGAAAAGGTGCATTTAGCACCAACAAAGGTGCATGAGACAATGCGTACAAGTGCGCGGAGTTAGATTCCTTTAACGTTCCCTTAAGGTCTACGACCATATGGTATGAGATAAGGTTTTATAGGCGTTAGGCTGTAAATTGCAGCACAATCGTCGTGGTACAACGGGCGAGAATAAATGTATATAAAACGATAAGACGCATTTAGCGTCCGTTTACATTTATGTAGGGATTATGAAGAATTCATATTTTCTCTCGCACAGTAGTACCGGACGAGGTGTGCTGTCAAGTTACAGGCTAAGGGATATAGGCCTTATGACGCAAGACCCTATTTTTTTTATTAGGGTATATATTCCTCTGGTATCCTGATGGACACTTAATGTGTCTAATCATCTTTAATCGTATACCAGAGGAATTATAACCATATGGTTGGTTAAATGAGATGAATAGACCAATCCCATTGAGGTTGTATAATTGGCACCTCCGCTTACCATGTTCGTGCCGGAACAAACCACCTTCGTTGGTGCGTAATGCACCTTAGTTCCGCACCTCACACTGGTAACCAGAGGAAACCTTAACCAACCATATGATTTGGGAACTCTTTTTGCGACAGTGCATTAAGCACGTAGCATAGGCTATAGTAAAAAGCGGAGCAAATCATAAGGATATTGTAAACAAGCGGTACCTTTTCAGTGCCACCTATGTTTTATCAACACCATATGATTGTAGCGTAGCGTCTTCGTAGAAGCAATCAGATACCTCGTTACACGTATCGTTACTACATTTCATTGGTGTTTCATTAAACACCATTATTCATTACGTTTAACTAACGTTACACTGCTATCATATGGTGTTAATTATGCGTAAGCATGTAAAATATCCTCATGTATCGGGAAACTGAGTACGTAGACCAGTCACCCGCAATCCTTCTTTTACTTCACCCTATGCTACCGTCTACTACTGCTTAACGCAGTTTACGTCTATTCGACTTTATAGCAGTCTAAACGAGTCCTCGACTCTCATAGACCCTCTCGTAACTACGTACTAACTATCCATATGGTCATGTAATGGGCGTAAAAGAAGTGATGTTAAATAACAAAACCAGTGGAAACTGAGGTGCAGAAAACACACTAAGAATTTAGACTAAGGAAAATTCGCGCGTTTTTCTATGCATGTTTCTTTGTATCCTGAAAAAACTCTCATTACCATATGGTTTCGCTTTGTTTGAAACCTCTTATATATCCCAGAGAATTGACAACTATGCCGCTAACGGGCAAAGAAAGAAAAAATAGGAAAGTGAATATTATGGATGAAGTAAATTGGGAATCGGTAAAGATGAAGGTAAACTCATGCATCGAGGGTGACGTTGATGGAACAATCCCCGATGATGTAAGGTCTCTAGCAACTATGCTAATAGAGACTGGTGACAACAATGTGGATAATAGGGCTGCTTTGGCTCTATCCATTAAAGCAATGCTGAAGGACTTCCCTTCAGGAAAGGTTGTATGGCGCAGAGGTAATCAAGGATTACTACCTGCTGCTGCATCAGTAGTGGTTGATTCTGCTGCTGAAGCAATCCGAGAGGCTGCATATACGTTCTTTGAGAGCACAGCGCAGTATTCTCAGCCATTGCTCAGAAAGCACGGAAAGAGCGCAGGGCCACCTGTGTTCACAGATGCTAATGATTACGCAAACACCCTCGCTAAGAAAGCAAAGCAGACGGCAAGGGAACTTTACAAGGACGGCTCATGGGATGGTTCACTAGATGGACTTGCCGCTTGTGCAGAATACGACTTTGTGGAGGAAGAGGAATAAAACCCTTCTTTCACGCCTAGTTAGCAGCAATTCTTGTCTGGCAGGAAAGGGATAAAGTCGCCCTTTCCTGTCGGACTCCTCAAAATCAGGTTTCAACTGGACAAAGTTGTTGATACCATATGGTTCGACAAATAGGATATTTATAGACGAGGGGCATCGAGGGGTGCCGCCGACTTATATATCCCCTGCCATCTATAGAATTGTTGGTGGCAATTACAATCAATGGCCTTACAAGCACGTATTCCACCAAAGGCCAGTATATACTAATCAGAATTTATGGCGTAAAATGTTATGATGTTAAATCGCGCCATTGATTCGATATGTACCGGGAAGACTCTCTATGTATAATATATGTATATACTATACACTTATGCATATGACATATCCTATATGATATGATAAGGGGGTCAAACGTTTCCACGTTTCCAATTGGAGTTGGAAATGAAAGTGAGATAGAATGGAAGAGTTAGATAATATATCTAATACATTATAATATATTTACATTATTACATACTTTTCCACCCCTCTCTCTCTATCCTTCCTTCCTTCCTTCCTTCCTTCCTTTTGAGCAGGGGGTGTAAATGATGGAAAAATGGAAACGAAAACGAATGGGGGCAATATGGCTGAGTTAGTGATGCTAACCGCATCATTATGTCGTTTCCAGACTTGTAGAAATGTTGTGGAAACAACACTCTGCAAGAAACTGAGATAATTAACATCGGTGATTTTATGACGAAATGGACAAAGAAAGAAGAAACACAGTTAATGAAACTGTGGAAGCAAGGGCTAACTGCGATAGCAATAGCCAAGAAAATGAATAGAACAGTCGGTTCTGTAAGACAACGCATTTACAGACTACAGGCTCAAGGAACAATCAGTAAAAGAAATGGTGGTAGAAAACCAAAGAGTCAATCTAAAGAGAAGATAATAAATGAACCTTATCTTAAAAAGATAATGGGTTCCTCTCAATGGGGAACACATATGCAACCTAATCTGATAGCGGGTAAGTATAATAAGGCGAAAGAGCAGGCCAAGCCTGTGAAGGGCCAAGACGAATCCAGTTTTAAGATTTCAAAGACAATGGGAGAAATAACACAGTTTCTCCTTGATAAGAATGACCAATATGGTGATTCCGCTTTACAGCCAATAAGAATATTTTCTAGGGCTGATAAGACAGAACAGTTGAAAGTTCGCATAGATGATAAATTGAACAGGTTGATGCAAGGTAATGCATCATTAGAATCTGATGAAGACGTAGTAAAAGACCTAATAGGATACTTGGTTCTTTTGCTAGTTAATATGCGTGAATAATCCTAATGGATAAAGGTAGGTTTGTAACTAAAAAGCAAAAATAACGGGTTGCCCCTGTTGACATAGTAATCAATTAAACCCAATACAACGATTGATGCTCGGCACAAGTAATATTGTAATCGTTTGCTTTTCCTACACAATTAAACTCACTATTGAGCAAAGGTTTTGAATCGGTAATAAAAGGTAGAAGTTCTCTTGTGTTATCTTCCGAGATTTAGGGATTCGTTCTCCCTCCTTTTTCCTTTGCTCAATCATAATGCGGGATTCCCAAGTATGGTCAAAGGGGCCGGACTTAAGATTCGGTGCGTAGTGCTTCGGGGGTTCAAATCCCCCTCCCGCAACCAATTCAAACCTATATTTATAGGAGGCAAATAAAAATGAAAGAATGCAAAAAATGTATAAAAGGAATAATAATGAAACAGATAGCAATCGGTGAATACATACCAGAACCATGTGATTGTTATGTTAAGGAAGAATGCAAGCGTTATGGTGGATGGTTTAATAACGTGAGGGCAAACCCTTAATAGGTTCTGAAAGATAGGACAATTACGAGGTAATAAAATGAAAAGTTGGAAAAAAGAAAACAAGTTAAACATGAGAGTAACATACTCAATGGATAAGTATAAGGAGTCTGAGGACTATGGGGAGAGTTTGGAGACTATAGAAGGAGAGATGATTTATGTCAATATGCCAATGGCAAACTCCTTCTTGAACCTTAAGACGAAAGAGGGACAGATGGTAAGTATTGCCTACCCTCTTGTAATGAAGATAGAATGGCTAAATATGCCAAAGTGGACGTTATTGGAAGAAAGACAGGTAGTTGATTCTGCCGTCTTTAGAATCAAGAATCTAGATAATGAACTAGAGATTCAAAAGAATTCTTTTGACCAAGAACAAAGGCTCAAGGAAACAAAAGATAAAGCGGTGGGAATAGAATGAGATTAGAGGAACAAGATAAAAGGGAGATTGAGTTTCGTTTAATTGAAGATGTGGATATGCCACCCATAGTAATAACTATGGATGAGCAAGACCAACCAAAGGTAGTTATCAATCGTGATTATGCGATTTGGCTATGTTTACATAGAAAGACTATTGGAGGATGTGCAGAAGCATTGTTTGGTAAGATAGATGAACTATTAACAAGTCATCTAGCAGACCAAAGAGCATTCCAGAAAATGGAGTGAAAAGTATGTCGGGAAGAGTATCAGTAAAGTGTCCAACTTGTAACGAATGGATGACAAGAATGGATGATTTGTGTGATGATTGTAAAGTAGTCTTAGTGACTATACCTAGTATGGAGGAAGAATAATGGATTATTTAATAGTATTAGATAAGTTAGAAGCGTTAAGACTCAGGCAATGGATGGCTGACCAATATATAGAAGACAAAAAGAGGAAGAAAGTCCATTTGGGCATTATGCATCAAGTTCAAATAATTGATAGTTTGGAAGATGCAAAGAAATTTTTGAGGAATAAATATGAATGAGATAGATAATTATTATAAGACAGGAACTGGTTATACCAGATTTAAATATGAACAGATAGCAGCAGTAACAAGAACAGATGATGGGTTTGTTGAAGTGCATCTATGTAGTGGAACTATATTCACCATAGAGACTAAAACAGTACCATTCTTGGAATGGTATGATTACAAGGCAGGTGTGCAATAATGGCTAAACATAATTGTGAGGTTTGCGGATTCGGCATCCCGAAGGGAGCAATTCATAAGCAATCACCCTGCGCTCATTGTAGGAGAGTAGCCAAACTACGGAGGTTTTCAAAGTGAATTATAACTACCATCCGTGGATTGAGAAAATAGAATATACCTTTAGGGATTTTGCAGAACTGTTTGCTTTGTATGCAACAGTAGCAATCGCAGCAATTTGGTATTGGGATAAGAATGTATATGAGAGGTATCTAAATGAATCTAGAATTGATTAGAGCAACGATGAAGAAAGCACAAACAGATGAAGGCATGGAACAAATAATAGAATTGCTCATCAATTATAATGTGAACGATGAAACTTATTTGAATGATGCAATTTACCATCTTTTGTACTATAATACAAACGAAGAGGAAGAATAATGGCATATAAAGTATTAACAGATGGCGAAATTGTCAGAGGAATAAAAGGACAATACTCTGGTAAAGTCTATGTTGTTGTAGACAGAAAGAATGTTATGCAAATAGACGGTGTTCCTCCAATGCCGAATGATTATAGAGAAGACCTCACTATATTTGAAAGAGGATTAGAGTGGACAACAGAAGTAAGAGAGAAGGCAAAAAAGGAAGGCAGATATTTCATGTATACACTTAAAAATAAAGACAGCACTATTAAAGTGTGGGATTATTTATTGACTGGTGCAGGAGGTAATCAGCCCCAGTTTTCACGTATTGCTGTTGATGAATTAACGAAGAACAATGCAATAGCAAGAAGAAGGCAAGCAACGCAGTCTAAATTGAATAGATTTAAACATCAGACTAATACCCCATATGATAAGTATGATAAGGGGCCAGCAGGGAGTAATGCCTAATGGTTAAGCCTAATAGACAATTAGGTAATGGTCGTTGGGATAGAAAACTAATAGAAAATATGGTTATTCTATCCAAGGCTGATAATTACGATGATGCCAAACATGAGTGGATAGCCACTGGTGAAGTTTGGTGGAGTGAATTGGGTGACCCACCCGAATGGGCAAAGAAACATATTCGTAAGTGTTTATGTGGACATGATATAGTATATCACTTTGAGATTCACAATACTGAGACTGGTGTGCGTGAATGTGTAGGTTCAGACCACATTAACTCTTACCTAATCTTTAGGGCTATCAAAGAAGAAACTGGTTTAGCAGATGACCAGATTACTGATGAAATGATAGAGGAATGGATTACTGTTAGAGTTCAAGCGTTAAAGAGAAATGCTTGGTGGAGACTACATGGGGAGCAGTTTACTAATATGTTTGATAGGGTCAAAGACCTTGACCTAAGAGTGAACGTTAGAAAGAAAGGTAGATATTATGATGCATACCACAAAATGTATCGAGATAAAACCTATATCCGTAAGTCTTCAAGTGGAAAGTATGGACAACCCGGCTATAGAATGGCTTCTATAGTTTGGAGATGGAATCATCCAGATAATCCAAAAGCGCAGATAAATACCTACGGTTTTCCTAATCAGAAACTTTACAGCGATTTGTTGATGTTCTTCTTTAACGTGGAACAGGCAGAGGCAGAAGTGGAAAAAGAGGACAAAATGTTGGCTAAAAGACGCGAGACTCTGGAAGAATTTGATAGAAATCAAAAGAGAGCCAAGACGAGAGACTTTGAAAGGAAGCAAAAAGTTGTGGCAAACCTTGAGAACATCACACATTCGGAAGAATTTGCCGAAGCCTGTGAGTATTATGGAATAAAACCGTTTGTTCCTGAACAGGGTAAGGACAATTGGGAAGAAAGTTTCCTTAAAGATATTAAGAAGAAAATGTTAAATGGTACTGTTTTGAGTGAAAATCAAGTGAATAAACTGTGGGATATAGTAAACGGTGATGGGAACGTTGAATTAGCCACACAGAAACAAAAGGACTATTTGATTAAGTTAGGGTATGAAGGCGACCTTGATGAAATCTCCAAGCATGACGCGAGTTCTTGGATAAAAAAACTAAAGCGCGATAATACAAGGAATGATTGGACATGAGTGAAAAGACTAAGACCAAGAAGGAACTGGAAGAAGAGTTGGAAAAGGCGACTGAGCAACTTAACCAGTTAAGTGTAGGGTATCAATCCCTAGTAACGGCTAATAGGAATTTGGCTGTTTTAGTAAACAAATATGAAGAAACCATTAACCTGCTTACTGCTAGGCTATTGGAAGGAAGGCAAGCGCAAGATTGATAAGGCGGCTTGCTTTACAAAAAATTACCGAGGAATGAATATGTTATTGACGATAATTAATGAGACAGGACATACAGAACTGGTAAATCAGACGGCTGAGAAGGTTATAGACCAAATAAACGACCACCCTTCACATTGGGTAGTTATTGATGGCGACTTAACCTCCAGAGAAATGATTTCATCAGTAAGTTGGGACTCCGTTGAGTCTGTAGATTTAATACCAGCCATTGTTGGCGGTATCCAGTAAAACACTGGTATTGAGGGTTGGGGCGTATAGCCTTCAACGTCCCACCCTCACAAAAAGGGGGCAAATGAATGTTAAAGGATAATATTAATTTTGTAGATGAAAATGTTCTACCAGATTTAATGAGAATATTTGGTTGGAACATAAAAGAAGATTTTATGACTCACGATGGATTGGCTGTAGTTAGAGCAGACTTTTATCCATTAGGTCATGTATTTGCATATAGCACAAAAGCATTAATTGTTTGTGATGGGGAAATGCAAGTTATATATGATGGCCACACTTTCACAGACTTTAATCAAATGATTGAAAGATATGGAATTAAGGCAATAGAGACTTTCCCTGAATGGGAAATTAAAATAGAAAAGCAATGGGCAATTAAAAAGTCCGGCGAATGGGTTACGGCATTTACCAATCTAGCAGAAATGCCATATAGGAAAACAGTAAGGTGTTAAAATGGAATTAGCAAGTAAAATAATGAGTGACATAACGATATACATGAAGTATGCCAAGTGGCTACCAGAAGCGTTAAGGAAAGAAACATGGGAAGAGATTGTATATAGAAACAGAGATATGCATTTGAATAAGTTAAAAGAGATGGGATATGGGGAGATGTCTGAATACTACACTAAGGTTGTAGATATTTATGAGCACTATGTATTACCATTTAAGATACTTCCATCTATGAGGTCTATGCAATATGCAGGTAAGGCTATTGAAGTATCACCTAACAGTATTTACAACTGTTCATACATGCCTGTGGATTCGGTTGAGTGTTTCCATGAAGCAATGTTTTTGTTGATGAATGGGACAGGATTAGGATATTCTGTTCAACAACATCACGTTAGACAACTGCCTGAGATTAAACAACCAAACAAAGATAGAACAAGAAAGATTGTTATTCAGGATTCTATTATTGGTTGGGCAGATGCAGTTAAAGAACTATTCCGTTCTTATACTGGTGAATTGACTCAGCGACCTAGATTTATCTATGATGATATTAGACCGAAAGGTGCAAGGTTAAAGACAAGAGGCGGTAGAGCACCCGGCCCTGAACCATTGAGAGAATGTATGGTTAAAGTAGAGAATATACTACAAACAAAGGAAGATGGTGAACAACTATCTACTTTAGAGTGCCATGATATTATGTGCCATCTTGCAGATGCAGTAACAGCAGGTGGTAATAGAAGGGCCGCTTTGATTGCTTTGTTTAGTGCTGATGATGCACACATGATGAATTGTAAAGCAGGACAGTTTTGGGAGAAGAATCCTCAGAGACAACGTGCTAACAATTCTGTAGTATTACTAAGACACAGGATAAAGAAAGACTTCTTTGATAAGATATGGGATAGAATTGAAGCAGGTGGTTCTGGAGAACCGGGTATTTATCTAACAAATGATAAAGATTGGGGAACGAATCCTTGCTGCGAGATTGCTCTTAGACCCTATCAATTCTGTAATTTGACAGAAATAAATTCTTCAAGTGTTGTTGACCAAGAAGATTTGAATGCTAGAGTTGAGGCCGCTACTATACTAGGTACTCTTCAAGCATCTTATACTGACTTCCACTATCTAAGAGATATATGGAAGACAACGACTGAGAAGGATGCATTACTAGGTGTATCAATGACAGGACTAGCATCCAATAAGGTAACTAATCTAGACATTACTGGTACTGCATACATGGCTAAGGAAGTTAACAAGAAATGGGCAGATGTTCTAGGAATAAACGCTGCTGCTAGGATTACTTGTGTTAAGCCAAGTGGTACTGCATCTATGGTTTGTGGTTCATCTTCTGGTATACATGCATGGCATAACGATTATTACATCAGAAGAATAAGAGTTGGAAAGACTGAGGCAATCTGTGGTTATCTGGTAGAAAACCATCCAGAATTGATTGTTGAAGACCAATTCAATCCTGATGGAATGATTATTGAGATACCACAGAAAGCACCAGTAGGTGCATTATTGAAGAAGCAAGAAGACACGTTTATGTTCTTAGAAAGAGTAAAGAACACAACGGTTAGATGGGTAAACCCTGGACATAGTAATGGACAGAATACCCACAATGTATCAGCAACTGTTTACATCAATAAGAATGATTGGAATGAAGTTGGAGAGTGGATGTGGCTAAACAGACACTTCTACAATGGATTATCCTGTTTCCCTAATGATGATTCAGTATATGTGCAAGCACCATTTGAGGCTTGTACTAAAGGTACTTATGAAGAAATGATGAAATCTCTAAAGGCATTAGACCTAACGCAAATAATAGAATATGATGATGATACTAATTTTGGTGATGAACCAGCGTGTGGTGGCGGTGCGTGTGAAATATAGTCACCAGATTATAAGAACACCAGAACACGTTGCATTAATCGCATCATATATGCGTGACGAAATGCATGAGATTGAACATATATTGCCTACAATCTTGTCAAAGAGTGCAAGGTATCCGTATCACAATGCGGAAACTTTACATGCATCATTTGACAGGGCAACGCAGGATACTATTACTGGTAAGTATTCTGTGAGAGATTGGTTAAGATTTGCCAAGCGTATTTACATATGTTCTGGTAAAGCAAAAGACGACAGTGAATTCAACACTAAAATAATGGAAATGAAACAATTAGCAAACTATATAGAGGCGAATAAAAATGAGATTTAATGACTGTAGATGTGGAAATGATAAATTTGAGATGAAAGGTAATGGAAAGATGGTATGCACAGCATGTGGCAAATACTTCAATCCGTTTTCTGCTATTCACGAAAAGGTGATAAAAGAAGACGGGTTCCATTTCTTTTGGGCAATCTTCACTCCACACTTTATTGAGAGGCTTGAAGAAAGAGTGCCAGATGCAGAAGTCGAAGATGTATTGAAAATAGCAACCGCTATCGAAAAGGTAGCAAAGCGAAAGAAGTTTCAATGCACAAGATGGCGAGATAAGCACATCATCTGGAAGTATAAATTCAACGAGAGAAGAAAGAGACTTGAGTTGGAATTTATAAGCATTGTACCGTTGGGTAAGTTTAATGTTAGACTACACACAGGTTACTATGTAAAGGACGTAGAATATGTTGAGGTTGATATAAATGAGTGAAATAGTAGAATTGTATGGTGATTACACCAAGAGTGAAATTATAGCAGGACTTCAAAAGTATCTTAGAGATAATAAGATTAAGCGTAAGAGAAGTGACGGCTTCGGTAAGAGTAAAGGTAATGGGTTAGAAAGACCAACCATTGAAGGTATTACCTATTCTTGGACTCAGTTTAAGAAGTTACCGAAAGATGTTATAATAGTATATGCTTTCTTGAAAGGATGCAAACTACCCTATCTACAGGAATTGAAGAAGAGTGGTTGGTTTACTAGAAAGCAAGATAAGTGGGAAGAGAGAAGAAAGTTAGGATGGAGAACATTCCATGTAAATGGTAAGTTTATTCAAAAGCCACCGGACTTTCTTCTAGTAAATGAGAAACCGAGGAATTAAAATGTTTGACCATTATGGAAATAAGCATGAGTGTGTATTTAGAATATACTCAGCAAATGATGATAGTAGTTTTCACCAGACAAAGGTGGATATATACTCTACTTACCCTATTGAAAGGCTAAAGATGCGTAGATATAGTGGTAAGAGTTATCTTGCTATTGTTGAGAATAATAGAGAGATAGAAAGGACAATTGTAAATTGTAAGTTGCAGCAAAGAGCATATGATAAAGGAGAACCTTTGATGGTTGAACTAAAGAATGTTCTTCAGACTGTGTTAGGTTGGGGTTCAAGAAACAGTTACCGTAATCATGTTCCTAAGCAATTTAAAATGGCTTTTGTATTGCCCGAAAGCAGTATGGCCGTAATGGTTGAAAAGGGACAGACATATTACAAGATGATGAATCAAAGAGTTAGAAAGAAGAATTTGCTTTTTGCTTTATCTAGATATATTTACCGTTCTTGCTTTGAGAAAGAGGCGCAACCTTTACTCGAATATGTAATTAGAATGATAACAATGCCAGAGAATGTTACCTATGTATTGGAAAACAGAACACCATTCTGGTACTTTAACGTAAAGGAAAGAGAGAAGGTTAGTTGTAGGTTAAACACTGTGTTGATTAGTAATACAGAAGCCGCTATTGAAATATCAGATGGTATTTGGGCACCAATCAACGTTGCTGATTTAGATATTATGGTTAACTATTTTTATCATGAACATTCTAGAGCAAAGACATGGGCTAATACTACACCTAAGAAGTTATGGACTAAACTTATGGGTGAAGAACCTAGCGAAGCAGCATTGGAACTTATGGAAGAATTCCTTGTTCAAAACAGAACATCTGATATGATTGAGAACAGGGCAAAGGAATTGATGAACAGCCTTGAAGTTAAATACCCAGATAGGATTAAGATTCTAGATTACACTAACCACAGGAGCAGATATAAAGTAATGTTAGTTAGAGGTAAACTATGTGATTGGGTTATCATTAATTCTGCTTACAAGACTGATACTCAGAAAGTAAAGACATATGTATTTATTTCTGATGAGGCACAGCCAATAACTAATCCATCAGACTTTGATACTAAGTTACTAGGTAGATTCAATGGGCCTATATGTATTGACAATATACATGCTAACTCTAGTTTAGGTGACCAATATGCTGCTAGGGCATTAGCACTATTGAATGACAATGTAACTGTAAAGTTAGTTAATACAATAGGTAGATATATTCCTCGTAGAGTGATGGAAGGAAAAGTAGAATCTAGATTTAGTCTAGATTGGGAATTCATGGGGGATATAGATTATAATTGGGACACGGTGATTTCATGAAATGTGAAGAATGTGATGGAAATAATTTTAGTTATGATGATAGAATGGGTGAAACAGTCTGTGATGATTGTGGTTATGTGCAGGTTCGTAATATCTTTGAGGATAAGACAAACCGAACCATTGACTATGAACAATTGAAAGCAGGTAATTTTACCTATAAGAATGAAATAGATAGACCCGGAGAATTAGGGTCACTAATTGGTAATGATGATAACAGTCGTTTGAGTAGACAACTTAGAAGGACTAATAAGAGATTTAGAAGTAGTTCACATGAAACCTCTATTCAAAAGGGATTGTTAGAATGTAATATGGTTATGTCACCATTCCTACCAAATCATGGGTTAAAGGACAGAGTACACAGTTACTATCGTTCTTTGTATCTAGACCATAAGTTAAGGGGAGTGACATTGCCATTACGAGCATGTGCGATTGTTGTTATTTGTTTGAGAGAAAATGGGGTTCCTATAACAATATCTGAAATAGCAGAACAAAACAATGAAGATGCACATAAGGTATCTAAGTATGCTAGACATTTTGCTAGACATTTAGGCAAGTCTAACATACTGCAAAACATGCCTATTAATCCTTGGGTTGATAGAATATGTTCTGACTTAGATGCCTCGATTGAGTTTACATCGGAAACAAAGACGGTTGTAAATTATATCCATGATTATCTAACGTTGAGAGATATTCATTTTACAAGGAGTCATATGGCTTCTGCTGTTTGGATAGCCTCTATGCTTAGAAAGATTGGTAAGGTTGAACATACTCAACAGGCAATTTGTGATGCTTGCAAATGCACAGCAGTAGCACAAAGATTGACAACTAAGAAACTATATCCTATGTTCAATATAGATAAGGATAAACTATCAACGTTGGATGTAGAAGGATTTTGTGCAGGGATAAGGTAATTAAAATGACAAGAAAAATATTAATAATTGGTGTAGGCGGTATTGGAAGTTTTCTAGCACCGCTTTTACACAAGACAGAACTATATGAAATAACGATAGCAGACCCAGATACTGTAGAAGAAAAGAACCTAAGTTATCAAAACTATGCAGTAGGGTCTCTGGATATGATGAAGGTTTCCGCTATGAAAAGAGAAACAACATGTATGAATCATTACAATGATGTTGGTATCCGACTTGGGATTCAATTTCCAATCGTAACCAGAAAACAAATAGAAGGATATGATTTAGTTGTATGTTGTGCAGATAATCTAGCAGTACGGAAACTTCTCTATGCAGAAGGGTTTCAAGATGATTGTAAAACTAAGTGGTTAGACCTGAGGGCGCAGGGTCGCAATGGAGCACTTATCAGTTATTTAACAGACCCTAAGTTTAGTGAAACATTTCTTACGGGGCCAGAAGGTTCCTTTTCCTGTCAAGGTGAAAACTTTAACGAATCGGGAAAGAAGGAAGTGTTACATTTTACTCACGTTGCGATTGCTGGATATGGGGCGCAATGGATTCAACGTTGGTTTAATGAAGAAAAAGTAGCAGATAAAATAATAATAAATGTGTGATAATATGGGAAAGAGATGGACAGCAGATGAAGAAAAATACTTGAGAAAGTGTATGGAAACAAAACTGGATGACGGTAGGCCAGTAACGGTAGAACTAATAACTGTTCTATTTAACAACCACTACAATAGAGTGCAACCAGATAAAGAGGATAGAACCTTTAACGCGATTAAATCGAAGTTAAAGCAGATGGGTGTGCGAAAGAGAGTAACTAAGGTTGATTTAAAGAAGGAAGTAGAGAAGATGAAGAAAGAACTTGTAAAGCCTAAACTTCATGCTAATAGCAGAATGAAGTGGAGTCCAAAGGATGATATGTATCTTGTTAGAAACTGGTCATCAGACTCAGAGGAAAGAGAAGCAGTAGCAAAACACCTAAGCAGAAGTGTGAAGGGTTGCCAAACTAGGCTTAACAGGATAACAAAGCGTTGGCCTGAATACCGCAATACTCTAATTGCTGGTAAGGAAATGCCGCAAATGCGCTCAATGGAATTTGCAGGAGAACCTGTTAAAGAAGACTGTGAGTGCTGTGAAGGTTGCAAGAACAGAAGCCTATGGTTTAGGTTTACTGAATGGAGAAGTAAAAGAAAGGCTCTTAGAATGAAGAGAAAGGCTGCGAAACTCCAAAAGCAATTGGAGGCACTACAATGACAGATTATCTTGCAGATGTACGTGGGGAAGAGTTTTTTGTTGTGCAACCCTTTTGGAAAGATGTTATCCAAGATGGGTTTAACATAAATGAACATGTCTTTCATCAAAGGATATGGGATATGTCTATGTCGGCTTTTGATAAGCCAAGAGAAGTTCAAGTAGTCATTGATGGGAATGACCGCTTGTTCATAAGTGTGGGTTCACCGGGGTTTGTAACCTTTGGTGGACAGGATGAAACAGAAGGTATGCGCTTTCCACTTAAAGAATGGATTCACACACATCCATTTGGAAAGGCATATTTTAGTGGTACAGACCTAAGAACAATTTCGATGTATGAAAGGTTCTTAAACTCCGCCACCGTGTTGGGGAACGGCGAGAAGTATTCAGTATACTTTAGAGTAGGTGAAGACGGTAAAGACCACTATGAAGTGTTCAGCCAATTTACATGGGGAAACACAACTAACGAAGAAACATGTTGTAGTGAATGCAAAGGTGAAGAAGAATGATTAGTAACGAAAAGAAAGGTGTTGACTTGGATAAGAAAGATAAAGCAATAATCGTAGCAGCAATGAATGCGATAAGAGCAAATCTAGCAATCGTTAATGAAATGCTAGAGTTAAGTGATAGGTGAAGTAATGAAAAGAATAATGACATTGTTAATGGTTTCAATACTATTAGCGGGTTGTGCAGATGCTATACCAGATGCACCGTCTGAGGATGATGGTGAAACTGTGATAGTTGTAAGTGGATGGGAAACGTTAAGTGGTAATTATACTGTAATGGCTGGAGATAATAACTCAACAGCACCAATAATTACTGTGGGTAATAATTCTACATGGATGCAAATCCAGATTATTACATTGAATGCATCCCATCTGAGTTTTGAGGTGGTTGATAACCAGATAGTGTTTTCTAACTATACCTTTAAACTAGAAGGTTATGCATCGCAAGATGGTGTATTATTTAGTAATGGGTATGCACCTAATATGGGAACTGTAGATATTTATACGCCTACGTTTCCCTATGATATTACAATAGAATACTATTGTGTATATAGAGAATGGACGGGACATGAATGAAAGAAGCAATAACCATCAGATTCCCTGCCCCCTTGCCTGCTGAGATAGCCTGCCCTGTATGTGCAGATGTTGAAGGTAAAAGGGGCAGGGGCTGTAAAGCCTGTGAATTTGATGGTAAGATTAGAATTACAGTAGATGCTAAGATTCCTATTCAAAGAGGACATATCATAAAATATGTTGCTGAGAATCTTAGTGCTGTGGCTTCTGAACTTACAAGAGTAACTGGTCTCGTACCCGAAGTAGAAACAATAGAAGTTATAGAAACTGAAAACGGACAATTTGAGATTGTTCAAATAAGTAGTTTAGGTGGCGCAGTTTGGATAGCCAATAGGTTAGATGAATTTGCTGCACCAAGATACTTCTATAGTTTGAAGGGATTACAACAATTTAAAGAAGGTATGACAACATGAATGATGAAAAAATAATTGCCAGAGTACCTAGAAATGCTACACAAGAATTAGTTATCAGAACAGGTAACTATTGGAATATAGACATTCTAGATATTAGATGGTATGAAAATGGAAAGGTATCCCGTAAGGGTATAAGAGTAAATATGCAAGAAGCCCCTCAGTTATTGAGGGCAATTGAAAAGGCAGTTGAACAACATGGTAATAAGCGAGAGGAAGATTAAGCAACAACTTAGAACTATGATACCACAGAATAATCATATTAGAAGTGGAACAACTGAAGCCATTCAAGAGATAATGCAAAAGGAATTTGAAGTCCTTTGTATTGCTATTGTGGATGAGGCACTTGCTTCTTCTGGTAGTGACGCTATTACTACAGAAGATGTTTGGGTTGCTTATGGTAAGATGAAGGTGATGAGATGAGTTTAGCAACGTTTGCAAGAATGTGTGAGGTAATTGAAAACCAAACACCGACTGGTAAGATAAATACTATAGATGGTTCACTAAATAGTTTTGGTGATGATAAACACTTGGCGATTGCTATTCTCTCTTTAGAGTATGGTGTTAACAACATTGCTGAGAAAAGAGCGATAACATGGGTGGCTAATGCTTTACGCTTGTTTGATGATGAAGTAGAAGATGCTGTTCATACATGGGGTGATTTAGGTGAAGCAGTATTAGAGATTGACTTAGGTAATGAAGAAGATTCTGATATTACGTTAGGTGCGTTTTGGAACTTGCTTAGATTAGACTGTAGTAGTATGGTTAGTAATTCCTATCAACAGATAGCAGAAGCACTAAACAAAATGAGTGCTAGGGAAAAGAAGTGGTTTGTACGCTATTGGTTAGGTAAACCTAGAAATGGTGTTAACAACAACGTACCGCTTAAGGTAATGGCTAAACACTATGGGCATACTATTACTGAGATTAAAAAGTATTATATGTTTAACACTGCTAGTGAAATTTGTTCACAATTACATTCGGGTTTTGAGCCAGAGTGTAATTTAGAATGGGGTAAGTTTGTAACGCCCATGTTAGCAAAACCTAGGAAGGGAATGGAAAGACCTGATAATTATATTGTTGATGTTAAGTATGATGGTAATCGTTATCAAATTCATTATGGCCCTATGGGGCCGTACGAACCCAGTGTATTGATTTTTAATAGAAAGGGTGTTGTTGTTACTGACCAATTCCCTGATGTTGTAAATGATATACTAGATGGGAAAGTATTATGCTCTCCTTGTATTGTTGATACTGAAATATATCCGGTTAAAACCGATGGTTCTCCTGCCGACCACAAGTTATTGGCAAAGAGAGTTCATAAGAAGAATAAAACAGAAGCGGTGCAACAATGCCCTGTGCAACTTGCAGTGTTTGATATTCTATCTATTCAAGGCAGAGCGTTAATAGATGAACCATTATCTAATCGTATTCTAAAACTTGAAGAAAATGTTGAGGAACCTTATATCGCAAAGAGGTTTGATAAGATGGATATAACATCTATTACTGCTGCTTATAATCTGGCTATAGATTGGGGATATGAAGGTGTTATGATTAAGGATGCAGACATGGCCTATGAACCCGGTAAAAGAAGTAAAGGATGGTTGAAGTATAAACCACCGAGGATTGAATTAGATGTAGTTATTACTTCTGCTGAATATGGTAAAGGTAAGCGTAGTGGATGGTTTGGTACCTTTGGAATATCTGTGAAGAATGATGCTGATTACGTTGAAGTAGGTAAAGTAGGTACTGGTTTCTCAGATGATGAACTGGCACTTTTAACTACTGAACTAAGGAAACACATAGATAGATATGAAGGCAATACGTATTACTTTAATCCAAGGATTGTATTACAAGTAACTAGCGATTTAATAACCAGCAATGCGGATGGACAGATTGGTTTGAGGTTCCCTCGCAGTATGCGAGTACGGCACGATAAGTACGCCGCAGATATTGATACCCTCCAAAGGGTGCAGGAGTTGAGTTAAGTGATTACCGTAGGCTCAATGACCCTATTAGACCATTTGCCGTATACTTGTATTAAAATCGAGGACGGCGTGGCGTATTTGAAGAAGGTCGGGGAGGAAAGTAGGGGTAGGTATCGGAAAATGGATGCCAAATTAGTCCCTTTTGTGGACGAGAAAAACCAACTTATTACCCCGAAACCCCCACCTGTTAATCGTAAAAGAATGACAAGATTTCATTATATGAAAACAATTAAAGAACAAGTTGATATGCCAATATCACACGACTTGGCATACATAGTAGCAGAACACTTAGAATCTTTAGTTATGATGTTAGCCGATAGAGCAGAAACAAATGCAGAAGAAGCGGGTGATGATAGAATAACAGCAGCACATTGGTATTGGTTAGAACTAGAAAAACATCAAGGGTTTGGAAAGTGGCCCGGAAATAGAGAATTGGCTAAAGATTATAAAATGTATTTGAGGAATGGATTAGATGTATAGTAAAGGACAATTGCAAGGTATCCTCCTATCTATTGCTAAACCTGAGGTTCATGTAGCAAAAGCCTCTAAGTTACAGATAGGATATAGAGTTAGAGTTAGGGTGAACATAAGAGGTTCATCTGACTTTTTGATTGGTGTGCAAAGAACACTTGCACAGAATGGTGTAGAAGCAAACTACAAAGAAAAAGAACATAAGAGTAGACCAAGACCTATATTGACAATAGGTGGTTTGACTAACATCTGGAAGTTATGTCAATTAATACCAGACTTACCAGATGCTAAAAACAATTGGAATGATTTTGAAGAGATAGTAGAAATCTTAGACAATGGCGAACATCATACCCTTGAGGGGTTGGAAAGAATACTACAAATAAAAGGTGAATTGTGATGGAATTCACCAAGCAGGACATTGATACTCTAAAAGATTACGTTGATAAAACCATCAAACATGGTTGTAGAGATTGTGGTTTTAGATATATATTCTTTAGTACACACGTAACAAGAGAACCAGACGGTACTAAAGTATTTTTTATAGATGTAGAATGTCCTGATTGTGATACTGAATATAAAGAGATAATGACAATGAGGAATGATAATGATTAATATAAAAACAACAGAAAGACCATTGATAGTAGTAGGTAAACCGGGAACAGGAAAGACAACAAAGGCTTTGAATTTCTTACCACCGAATCCTATTATTAAATATGCAGACGAATATGACATTGATGATAACTTTAGTATCCCTAGAGAGACAGGGATTCTAATTGAAGAGGTTCACTATAAACCAAAGGTTGACCTTATAGTTAAAACATTACTAGAATATAAAGGTAAGATTGTATTAACATCTGTGAATCAGAAAGATGTTGATAAAAAGATATATGATAAGTGTAAACTAAAGAGAGCAGGCACAACTAATTATGCCCTTCTTGAATTACAAGAAGAGAATGCATGTGTGAATGCAGAATCATATATAGGAACTCTTGAAAAGAATATATTTGAGATGATTAATATTTATCTCAAATCTAAGGATAGAGATGCTGTAGCAGAAATGCTAAAGTTTAACAAGCCTTTTGATGAACAGATATTAGCATGGGCAATGTCATCTCTAAACACAGAAAAGATAGCATGGATAGATGCTAAAGTAAAAAGAAAGTGGTCATCAGATTACTTCTTTGAATTACTTGCTTATGCACATAATGGTATGCCGATTTCTTTTTCTCCGCCTAGAAGGAGAGCGTATGATAAGCGACCATCTATTTGTAAGAAGATAGGTATGAGACCTGATGAATATGAGATGTTAAACTTATTAAAGCAAGACCCTGACTTTGAACACTATATGTATACTAAACTCTCTTCTGTTGAGAGGGTTAAGTTAGGTGTTAAGAAGGGCAAGGCTAAGAAGCCAACAATAGCAAACAGTAGACTGGAGGATTATTTCTAATGGCAGGCCCACTAAGACACAAATATAGATTAATGGCATTAAGAGAATTTGGTGTAAAACAGAAAGGTGAAATGTTCACCGCAGTAGAAGCCACCCGTTTTCTTAATGAGTATAAGAATGGTTTAGGTAAACCACATAGGTTTACAAACTCTAATGTTCATCAAGTAGGTAACTTACTGAAAGGTAACAAAGAGTTTCAAGTAACGCAACTTAAATCAAATAAGGTTGCTAAATGGATATACGTAGGAAGTGAAGAAGAATGAATATTTTTGTATTGAATGAATGCCCAATTGAGAGTGCGAATGAAATGTGTGATAAACATGTAGTCAAAATGCCAACAGAAAGTTTGCAGATGATTTCTACATGTTTGGATTACTATGGTTTTGAATCACCATACAGACCTGTAATGTTGAATCATCCTTGTACCATGTGGGCAAGAAGAAGTAGACAAAACATGCAGTGGTTGGTTGACCATGCTTATGCATTGTGTCATACTTACACTGAGAGATATGGTAAGGTTCACAAGGTTGAAACTACCCTTGATAAGTATGCTGATGAGATTGCTAAGTTACTTGATTTCTTAACAGACAAGGGACTTACACCATTTGCATTGGCTATGCCAGATGAGTATAAAGATTATGATAGTGTAACTAAATCATATCAAGATTACTACTTAGGTGATAAGTGGTATTTTGCTGAATGGAGACTAGGAAAACCTGACTGGTATCCTGCAAACCATATGAGCAACAAAAGAAAAGAATTAGAAGAAAGGAGAATTAAACATGTTATGGACAGAAAAGTATAGACCGTATAAAATAGAACAATTGATTGGACAAGATAAGTTTGCTAACGATTTACAAAATTGGGTAACAATGCCTAATGTTCTTTTGTATGGGCCTGCTGGAGTTGGCAAAACTGCTGCGGCAAATGTAATAGGACATACTGTATTGAAGGATGATATGAAGGCAAACTTCTTTGAAATCAATGCATCTGATGATAGAAAGTTAGAGACAGTTAGAACAACCATAAAGGAGGTTGCTATGTCTCTAAAGGTTGGTGATGCACCACATAAGATTATTTTATTGGATGAGATGGATGGTATGACTCCTGATGCTCAGAATGCATTGAAGAGAATAATGGAACGTTATTCTGATAATTGTAGGTTTATCATTACATGTAATCATAGGCATAAGATTATAGCACCTTTACAATCTAGATGTGCTAACTATCGTTTTACCGCACTAAGTAATGATGAGATAAAGAAGGTATTGACTGATATACTTCAAATGGAAGGTAAACCCGTTCCCGATGCAGAAGATTTCGACACCTTTATTAGTACACTTCAAGGTGACATACGCAGGGGAATCACCGAACTACAAGCCTCGGTAAATAGTAATACCCCATTAACAATGCTAATAGAGAGAACCCAAGAACCTTATGTTAAAATATTAGATTCTGTTCTCAATAAAGATTACAATGGAGGACTCAAAGAACTACAGCGATTAGTTTACTTATCGGTAGATATGAAAGCAGTATGCCAAAATTTGCATGATGTTTTCTTGAAGGCTGAACTGCCGCCTCCTGAGAAGTTTAAGTATCTACGTGTTATTGGTGAAGCAGAATGGAGAAGTAGTAGTATGACCCCTAAGATATTGGCTTCATGGATGATAGGACAGATGATATAATGGATGGAATCATAGTAGTTATAGTATGTTTTATTTTGTATCGGCTACTATTTGTTAGAGATAATTATGGGAGGTTTTAATATGGTAAGAAAAATATTAGACTTTAATGATGATGGAGTCATTGATATAAATGATTTCAAGCATCTAATGTTAAGATATGAAATTATCTTACTAGGTGGGGTATTACTAATTGTATTACCCATACTCAATTCGTTGGGTGTGATTACTGTTAACTCAGATACATTCTGGGTACTAGCAGGAATCGTAATTAGTGCGGAAGCACTATTAGAAATTATCTACGAGCGTAGAAGAAGAAAACTCATACCACATGAGGAAGAACGATGAATGTCTTTAAAAGGATAATTATGTGGTTTCTTGAAGATGAAGGTATGACCTGGGAACGCTATCACAGGAATATGGAAGCAAATAAAAAGAAAAAATAAGGAATGAATATTATGGAAGAAAAAGTACGTAATGAAGTAAATAAGGCTAGTGAGAAACTAGGAATGGAAGTAAGTGTTGTAGAGGCAAAGTATCACGAAATCTGCAAGACAAATAACCTTGACCCAAGTGGTGACATGCTATTGGCATTGTCATTGTTTAGGCAATGGTTTAGTGGAGCATACCAGTATAAGGATGCACCACAAGAACAAAGCAGTAGTAGTGGCAGTTTGGTAAAGAAGGCAGTAGGTTTCTTTATCTCTGTTAATGAGCCTATGGATATGGGTGCAAGGCTCAATACTCAGATTGTAGAAGAGTGGAGAAGGGACAATAATGCTACTTATCAAAGTGGTAGGGTTGCCCTTGCAGAACAGATTGATGGCGGTTTCGTTGTTAAGAGGATGTTTGATGGCGAAGCACAGGAAAGGACTGTAAAGGAACTACCTGCTAATCACCATGAAGTTGACACTGGTACTTGGGTTATACCACTAGATAACATTGCTGCATATGGTGAGAGAAAGAACCCTAACTATGGGAAGCCATTGCCTGCTAATCAGAACAGGATGCAAGGTGTTTTCTTGGGTGAAGTTGATGGTAATAGTGCTCTTTACTACTTCTCCTACAAGGGGGAAGCAGCAAAGAAGTTTACACCTAGAACCTTCAAGTTGGTTCACTTTGAGTGTATACCAGATAGTAACAATGCTAACAGGATTTATGGGTTTAAGACTGGTACTCTAGAGAGTTTGGTATACAATAGTGATATGACTGATGGTAGACTACCTGAGCCTTCTATTGAAGATATGCAGAACTACACTATGGAACATGCAATGGGTAACTATAGCCCACTGATTGACCTAAACAGGTATCACTCATCTGTATCAGATAGGACTTATGCTGAGAGATTTGTGATTACTGATGGTACTGTAACTGCTATGAACATGCAACCTAACAAGGTTGGTAGCAGAAGACTTACTATTACCGATGTAAATGCTGATTACAGTTATGATGGTTCTTGGGCAGGTACTACCTGCTGGATTCCTACACACCTTGATATTGATTTTGGTATCAATTCAAGTGTATTAGTTGTTGGTAGGACTTCGCAAGGAAGGAACGATGATGGTAGCATGAGAGATGTTTCATTGAACCTTAGTGGTATTCTATGCACTAACAACATGGGTGTTGTTGCAGAACCATTTGTTGCAGAAGAAGAAGACTTGGACTGGTTCTGAGTTTTGTATCCTATCGGTGGTAGTGACCGACTATGGGGTGCGATGCCCCAAAAGAGGAATTAATATGTTTAAAATTGAAAATAGAATAATGCATGGAAGCAGTTATGCATTGAATCTAGATAATATAGAGTTTCTAACTTGGAGACTAAATGAAGAGACCAAAGATTATTGGGTGAAACTTCATTTACCTTCTGGTAAAGAGATAAGAATAAAGGTCGGTGAAGACGACCTAAGAGATATAGTGGATGAAGTATATCAAGAAACATTAGAATTAGATATAGGCGATGAATATGGATTGGACAACTGAAAAGAAAGGAAAAGCAGGTAGTGAAACAGAAGAAAAGAGTGGCGATTATTTTGCAGATGCAAAGGCAAAGATATTGGCTCAAATACAATCAAGACTAACTAGAGATAGAACATATAATCTATGTTCAATAACAGGCAACCCCAAGGTTGGTAAAACTGGTTTAGTGCAAGATAGTAGAACTGAGGAAGAAGTAAAGCAGGGTAAGAAGATTCTTATCTTGGATTTTGATGATGGAGCAGAACCTACATGGGATGCTTGTTGGAATAGAGATGAGAATATAATTATCTATTGCCCATTAGAAATTAACCCAGACGGTTCTACTGATTGGGAAGAGACCTTTAACAATGCAAATAACTTTTGCCAATATGCTAAGGAATTAATTAAGACAGGCGATGTTAAATCGTTTTGTTTAGATGGGGTAGATAAGGCCTTTGAAGGCTCAAGTGATGTGCTTAGAGAGTTGCTAGTTAAGCAGCAAACTAAGGAAGGTAGCATTGTTCATGCTACTGATTCAGTAAGAGTATCTACTCTTGACTGGAAGATAAGGAATAGAATCTATAACAGATTACTAGACCTTGTATGTAGTTTAGAATGTGATAGGTATTTGATTACACACATGAAACCTGTATATGATAATATCAATGTACCTACACCAATAGGCGAAGTACCTGATTGGCATAAATCTACACCTGCTAGATTTATTCAAATGATTCACATTGAAAAGGTAATTAAGGGTAAAACCACAAACTACGTAGCCAAGTTAACGGCTAGTAAAACGAATCCTAAACTTGTGGGAACGGAGTGGACTATATTTTCAACTAACGGAGAGAATGAATGGTTTGGGATTCCAGAACTACAAGAGGGAACACTATGAATATAATTTGTACCGTAAATTTAAATGACTTTAAAGATGCGGTTGAGGCAATTTGGCTTAAAGGCAAGTATAAGTCCTCAACCACATCTAAGGTTGACGTGATAAGCAATACCGCAGTAGGTATTCTTTCAAAGACTTCAATGCAACTATTGAATGGTAATGACAAGTGTGGTATAAGCGTATCTTTAGATGGCTTACGCACTAATATAGATGAAGATACTTTGTTTATCTTTGATATTGAAAAGGCAAATAAGTATCTTAAAAACCTAAAGAGTGAAAATATAAATATTAAAATAACCGATGCTAATATTCTCATTCAGACTACAGAAACATCTGTTAGGCTACCTAAGTTAGTAGAACATCCTAACATGGCTTTAATCTCAAGGATAAGAGATTTTAATTTGGGCGAAGATGGTAAGCCTGTGATGTTTGGTAAAACACCCCTACCCTGTAAACTATTTGTTGAGGGTAAGGATTTAGCAACTGCTATCAAGTATTGTAACTTGGTAGGAACAGCATCTTTTAAAATAGATGCTACTTTTGGTAAAGACACATTAAAGGTATCATCGGAAAACTTCCATCAGACTGAGATGGTTGATAGAACAATTACTATGCTTGCACCTGCTACTGCTGATTTGACAGTAGCATTTTCTGCACCCATAGATAAATTCTGTACCGATGGGCCTATGTATATTTATAGTGATGATGATAAACCCATCATTTTGTGGGGCAATAATCGTAAGATGGTTATTGCGCCATACTTACAGAGATGATTAAATGATAATTAGTACAGTAGATAAAAATAATATGATAGGTCTAAGATGGAGAGACCAGAATAATAATAGACAAGAAAGGGAAGTTGAGTATAATGAAGCACCACCTTATTTTTATATTAAACAAAGTGAAAGAGAAATACACCGGGTTTCTTTTCGGGATTTTGGTAAAAGCATTGGTATTGATTTGGTGTATGACAGTAGCGGTGACGCTGTTAATCTAGATGGTGAACCGTTAAAGAAGGTAACATGGTTTCCACCGAAGCCCGGATATATGCGAACACTCAGAAAGGAGTGGAAGCAAACCTATGAAGCAGACGTTGCTTATCATTATAGATATGCAATAGACCACATATCTGAGATGCCTGAGTATAATCTCAGAAAGTGGTATTGGGATTTAGAATGGCAGCAGGGGGGTGAACACGATGGTGCTATCACTTGTATGGTTTTCTATGATAACTACACTAAAAGAAATAGAGTTTCTTATTGGTTGCCTAGAGATACACCACCGAAAAGAAATCTTATTGGTGAAGGGTTTCTAACTGAAAAAGAAATGTTAGAGAATTTTGTGGGTCACTTGACTAGAGAAGACCCAGATATGATGATTTCTTGGTTCGGGTCTAAGTTCGATTTGCCTAAATTAATCGAAAGACTCTATGCCAACGGGCTAGACCCCAGAAAATTATCTCCATATAATGATGTGAAGGGGGTTTATTTTGATGAAGGTATCAAACTTTCCAAGAACGTGAACAATTATAGCCCTATTGAACAACCAATCAGAGGAAGGCTAGTATTAAATCTAGACTTGGCTTTTGAGAGACAATGGAATGATGCTCAAAGAGGAACACTACCATCATTAGCATTAGATTACGTTGCTGATATTGTATTAGGTGAGAAGAAACTTGTATCGGAAAAGTTTCCAGATAAGAATGAATTCTTTTCTAGAGGATGGTTGGAAGATACCAAGCACTATCTTGATTATGCAGCAGTTGACGTTATGCTTCTTGTTAGGATAGATGAAGAGAACTACACATCGGAAGCAGTTATTGCATTACAGCGTTTACTAAAGGCACCATTCGATGCTTGCTTTTATGCTAGTAACATGGGTGGTATATACTTTATGCGTAATGCTACTTGGAAGGCACCTACTGGTGAACATGGTGATAAGGTTGATTATCAAGGGGCTATGATTTACAACCCCGAAACAGAAGGGACAAACGGTTTACATCTAGGTGTGGCTGCGTTTGATTTTGCACAACTGTATCCCTCTATGATGATAGCCCGGAATATATCATGGGAAACCAAATCAGATGAACCTACTGAGTTTGGTGTTAACATTCTAACACCTAGAGATTTCTCGATAGAGGATGATGAGCAAATGCTTTATTATAAAACAGATAAACTTGGGCTTTTACCTAAAGCAGTTTTAGAGTTAAAGGAATTGCGAGATGAATATAAAAAGAAGATGAAGACTGACCCAGATAACTATGTTAAGTGGAGCAACAATCAACTTGCTGTAAAAAGATTAATGGCCTCTTTTTACGGTATCGTTGCTTATCAAGGGTTTGGCTGGGCTGATGTTGATTTGGCTGCTAGTATTACTGCTAGTGCTAGAGAGGCAATTAGAGCAGCAGCGTTTAAGGTGATGGAAATATGACGGAACTTTTATGTACGATACCTATAGTAGCCTTTTATGTTGTATTTGTTCATGCATTATTAAGGTCATTACAAGATGAGAAAGTAAGGAGATATTAAAATGAGAAAGTATTATTGTAATTGTCAATATAATAAGCATCATCGTAGTGTTGATGATGAAGGCCTGTGTACTTATTGTAAACAGGAAGTGAAAATGTGAGATGTAAATGTATGCAAACTGGTGCTTGGTTATTCGTTGAGGTGAGAGAAGAAGAATGACCATATGGTTTGCAGGCGATAAATCGCAACACCAAATAGAAACTTGTGTTGTGTGTAATCATACCAATAGAACAATATTTGGTATAAGACAATATGTTGAGGTAGACGGGGGTAGTATTTGTATTCCTTGTATCAATGTTTTTGTCAATGATTACATCGTCATGGTAAACCCTTGGGATGAAAGTTTATGGGAGGAAGAATAATGAAACCGTGTTTTTATTGTGAGACCTATGATGGTAAAGATGACACCGATGGTATAGTAATTGCTTTACAATCAACAATGTATGGCAACCTGTGTCCTAGATGCATCAATGAAGCAGCAAAATATTTGTATGCTAGAAAGAAGGGGAATATATAAATGACAATTTTTAGAATAAATGATATAATAGTAAATAGACTAACCAGCAAAAAAGCAATGGTAGTAAATGTAGAACATGATTGGTATCTACCAGTATATGTAATTGAATACCTAGATGACATAGGCGGGATGTTTAGATTTAATACTAAGTATGAAAAACATTGGGAGAGAGTAGAATGAAAGTGGTTTATGGACATACTGATTCTATCTATGTAGAAATGCCAATGAATCGAGCAGAAGAAACATTGGCTTTATTGAATAACCATGTAAGAGGACTGTTTCCTAATCTTTTAGGATTAAAAGAACACCCTGTAACATTAGAGTTTGAGAAATATTATGAGTCTTTAGGCGTTGGTATAACTAAGAATAGAAACGCGGGGCTTATTTCTTGGAAGGACGGTGTTACATTAGATGAGCCTGAATTTGTTATGACTGGTTTTGCTGCAAAGAGAGTGGCAATAACTCAATTAGCAAAAGATATTCAATTGACAGTTTTAAAAATGTGGGTTGAAAAGAAATCAGAACAGGAAATAACTAACTATCTCAAGACAGAATATAACAAGGTTCTGAATGGTGAGATTGATATAAAGAATATTACGAACAGAAGTAGGTTCAAACCAGAACGTGTTCGTTACAAGTGTAACTTTTGTTCTAAAGAATATGACATAGATGACGTATTAAAGATAAGGAAAGAGTTTACTCAAAATGCTTTTTGTAGTAAGTGTGGTAAAGACTTATTGTTGAGAACCATGATGGGTAAAGACCCTAGTATTGGTGGCGGTATTGAAGGTGTTATATGGTGGAATCAAGTCTATGGTGTTCCCATAGAAGATTCTTATGTTTATGTGAGAGTATCAGATGACCCATCTAGACCTACTTACGTTAATCCAATTACAGGGGTATCTAAGAGGCCTACATATCTTGCGGCTTCTAGTTTAGTAGACTTAAATAAGCATTGTAACTTCCAGCCTGATTGGAGGCATTATGCATTATCTGTTATTAAAAAGGCAGAACCTATTTACATGGCAATGGGTTGGGACACTAAACCAATTAGTCAAGATATAAATCAAACAAATTTAAATGAGTGGTGGTAAAATGAGAGAATATACATATAAATGGTATCCGGCAGAATATAGTAACCCGGAGAACCCAATATTAAAAATAACAAAGTCTTCTTTTGGAACCTTTAACTGGTGTCCTAAGAAGTATGAGTTTTCGTATCCATTGAGGTTACCTCAATCAACAACGGAGGCTATGATTAAAGGTACTGCGGTACACAATAGTAGAGAGGATTTCTTCAATGACTTTGATGTTAAGAAGGCAGAGAATTTAAGTTATGATGAGTTAGTGACTTATAACATGGGTCTGCATCCGATAGATGATTACACTGAGATGTATAAGACTATATCAATATTTGAAGCAGAACGATTCCTACAGGCTAAAGAGGATGATACTGTAGATGAGTATTTACCAGTTATCAATGAGATTATGCTAGATGCAGAAATCACAATACCACATGCGTATAATCCTAAGTGTGTCTTAGAAAGGGATTATGTTGTGCATTTACAAGGTATAATTGATAGGATGTTTGTTCAGGATGGTAAGTATATACCTATGGAATTAAAGACTGGCCCTTGGAAAGATTATAAATTAACTATGATGCGTAAAGAATTAGCCTTTTACAAGATATTGATAGAGAATACTCCAGAGCAAGTGTTGTTAGATAATGGATTAGACCCTAATATACCCGTTACAAATTGGGCTTGGTATTATCCACAATCTAATTATCTACAGGTAGAAGCAGTTAAGAAACAAAGTATAACTGCGGTGTATAAGAACATTACACAATTAATAAAGGCATATGAGTTACAGGAGTTCAACCCTAAGTATTATTACAATACATGCCAATATTGTAGTTTTATGAGTATATGCCCTGCGGCAGAAGAAGGTGCATGGTTATGAGAATAGGCGAAAAGGTAAGAAGTAAGTTAAAAGAAAAGACATGGACATTTCAAGAGATTAGTAACGTAGCAGAAATAATAACTACTATGTCTAGTGAGATGTATGATGACTTAGATGTTAAGTCTAAGGTAGACCTAATATGGGATGTTCCAATATATGAGGACATGCTTTTTGGTGAGTTTTTCCAAGGAGAAGTATTAAGGCAATTAAATAATAAAATAGCAGATATAATAAAAGAAGAACTACAAACAGCAAATGTAAATTTTAAGGATGATGATAAAGATGAAGTTCCCAAGAGAAGTGTGGGCAGGAAGCCACCTAAGAAACGCACCACAAATGAAAAGAGTGATAGTAAGAAACAAGACTGAATTTGAAACGTGGGTTAATGCTTTCAACGGTAAGATGAATTGTTATACAACAGTATATGACTTTGAGCATTTTGCGGTAGATAGTAAAGTAGACTCTTCTGTTATCTTGGATAGAATGTTTTTGGACTTTGATGCACACGGAGAACCATTAGAAAGAGCATGGGAAGATTTTGTTGCAGTGGTAAAGCAATTAAGAATGAAAGATATAGTTTTTAGAATGTACTTTAGTGGGAAGGGGTTTCATATAATAGTATTGGGTGAGAAGGCTGATGATATTAGAAGCATTCAATCTACTTTTATCAGATATGCCGAGAAGACAGAAACTCTTGATAATACTGGTGTGCAAACTAATAGGCTTCGGAGAATACCTAACACAGTTAATCTTAGTAGCGAAGGCCCGTATTTTTGTATTCCTTTGACTGTTGAAGAAGTAATAGATGGTAACCTAAATGATATAACTAATAAAGCAAAACATGGGAATAGACCAACAGTAACCTATGGTTCTAAGTTACAAGCATGGACAGAAGTTAAACCAATTAAGGTTTCTAAGATAGAAGTAGTACCGCCAAAGCCACCGGGAGAGTTACCAATATTACCATGTTTATATAATTCTATAATGGTAGAAAACCCAGGACATTATGCAAGAGTGTATTTGGTACAATGGTATAGAGATATACTAGCAGTAGGTGAACGTGAAATGGATTCTACTAAACAAGAAGAAATGGTGAGTGTTATAATGCAAGAGTTAAACACTATAGCATCTAAAGAGAATGTATGGTTAGATTGGGATGCTACAGTAACTGAAAAGAATGTTAGGTTTATTGTAAGTGGTGGCTATCATGCCCCAAGTTGTGAAGGTAAATTAATACCACAAGGTTATTGTGTGGGTAAATGTTGGAGGTATCCTGAATGAATGGAGATGATGTAGAACATTGGTCTGAACTACACTTCGGAACATTAGCATTAGTTAGAACCCTTGTGGGATTTGTGAATTTAATAGTAGCCGTCATTATTATGGCTGAATTATTTGGGTGGTTAGAATGAATAAGTTAATTATAGATAGTAGGGAAAATTCTGATTTATCTAATGCAGTCAAAAGAGAATGTATAGCATTAAACATTATGACTGAAAAACAATGGATTGAGGTTGGTGACTATGTATTTAGTGATGTTTGCTTTGAAGCAAAATCTACTATTGACTTTCTACAATCTGTTATTAACAAGAGATTGTGGAATCAATTAGATAATATGGATAGATATTTTGAGCATTGTATTCTTGTTATACATGGTTCTATCCATCAGGCACTAGCCTATCCAGACTACGTTAATATTAACATTCCTAGCCATTTATTAATAAATAAATTTTATGGCGCAATAGGAAAAATAACCTTAGACACAGATGTAAAAGTATTCTGGGTTGAAGGCCCAAAGAAAGCAGCAAAACTGATGACAACAATATGTAAGATGAGACCAATAAATAGAGATGTAATAAGCCCAACACTGATGAAAAGAATAACAACAGACGACCTAAGAATAAACATGTTAGCAACAATAAAAGGAATAAGTACAACAAAAGCACAAATACTAATAGATGACTTTGGCTCCTTGATGGAAATAGGTGAGGCCACAGTTGATGAATTAACTAAAATAGACGGAATAGGAATAACATTAGCACAAAGAATAATAGACACATTAAATAGTGAAGACAAGGTGACAATATGAATAGACGATATACAGATGAAGACGAAATGTACTATGATTTCATAGATAATGGAATGCAGGAGAGTGAAACAGAAATCACTCTACCTGCTGTAGCGGTTAGTTATACTAATGATGCGGTTAAAGCATCTAATTATAATTATACACCCGCAACCCTATCATTTTTCGCAATGGTAGGACAAGTAATTAAAGATATGATAGCAATACCTAGTGGTATCAACGTTGATGATACCCGATTACAGATATTGTGGTTGCAAACCTCAGGAACTGGTAAATCAACCCTAACAAATTGGTATCTACCAATAATAGAAGAGGCGTTTAAGTTAATTAATGAAAAGCACGGGACTAATCTTGACGTGTTTGACATTACCGACTATACAGACGCTGCATTGATTGGTTCCTTTGAGCAAAGAAGAGAAGAAGTAGAAGAAGAAGATGGCAGGACAAGAATGATTGACGTTAATGTACCTATCTATGGGCAATTACATGGAGAAGGTATGGCAATCTGGGATGAGTTTGAGTATTCTGGTGTGTTTAAACAATCACAACACAAAGAAAATGCAATTGTGTATTTGAATACATTTATGAATACCATGTGGGGAGAAACTTTCGTTATCTCTAAGAAGTTGAAGCAGGGTGATGAACCTATAGAATGTATATGCAAGCGTTCAGTTTATGGTACATCATATATCCCAAAGACACTAACAAGTGTTATTACAGAAAAGGGTGTTCTGCAAAGACTCTTGATATTTATATGGGAAGTGCCACAAGATGTGCAGAAGAAAATGAGAAGAAAGTTAATTTCTGATTATGGTACTGTGCAGCAAAAAGAAGCACCGAAGATTAAATACTCAAAAAGTATTGCTACGATTTATGATGCTGTAAAGGAACGTTATGATGAAGTAGGGCAAGACCCACTTAAGGTGATAAAGATAGCACCTGATGCGAGAGATGCTTTATTGCGTGAATGTATTCTAATGGAGGAATATATTAGCCATAGTAGACCAGAAGTGTTTCAAGCAGTTGAAACTTTTATTAACAGGATATTGAAACATATCCAAAAACTGGCAGTATTGTGTGCAGTAGCGGAAGCCCCAAGTATAAAGGATAAAAGCAAAAGATTTATTGTTACACAGAAAAATGTGCAACAAGCGGCCTCGATTGTTCGACAATGTTATAAGAGTCTCGTATCTTGGCTAGATGAGGCACTTCGGGTTGAGAAGGTAGCAGTGGCACAAACAGCGAATTTAGGAGTGTTTAAAGCAATATATCGTGATATGGACAGTAACGATGGATGGGTGCATAAAACATTATTACTTCAAGAGGTTAGAAAGAAAACCCAGAAGGGACAACAAACTATTTACAATTGGTGGAAGAAATCTATTGGGGAATACTTTGAAGAAAACAGAATAAATAAAAGCGTTTACGTAAAATTAAAGGAGGATATGACATGAGTTATGAAGGAGCAAAATATGAATATAAGTTTCTTGTATTCAGTATATTGAATGGGCCTAAGAATATGATAGATAATCTAAATGCAGAAGGCAAAGATGGTTGGGAAGCATATGACAATTTATCTATAGGTGAAGAAAGAATAGTAACTTTCCTACGCAGGCAAGTTAGTGCGCCAAAGGTTATTGAACCAAAGGCAGAAAGAGAAAAGACATTGAAGAATTTATGGGGTGGCGGAGATGAATAAATCTCCTGGAATACTTAAAACCACTGCAACTGTTATTGCAGGACTATTGGGGTTGACTTTGTTTGGGTAATGTATTAGCATTAGATATTGAAACAAAAAACTTTGCTCACGAAATTGGTGGGTGGGGCAATACCCATATGTTTCTTCCATCTGTAGTTTGCACATGGGATGGTGATGTAGGTACTGTTTATATTGATAAGGCTGTAGATGATTTAACAAAGGGAGGCACTGTTGTTAAATCATTAAGGCAGTTAAAGTTTGACCTAGACGACCATATACAAAAGGGTGGTATATTACTAGGACATAACTTAGCGGCCTTTGACCTACCAGTATTACGTGACTCTATGGATATATTTTGTATCAATAAATACTTCAATAAGAAAGCCTACATTGATACAAGTAGGGAAGTAAGTACCGTAACAGGACAGCGTTTTAGTTTAGGCAATTTAGTAAAGCACACATTAGGTGATGCAAAAACAATGGATAGTGCAGACGCACCTGTTATTTGGAAAGAAGGTAAATACTCAGAGGTTGCTGAGTATTGTTTAAAAGATTGTCAATTAGTTTATGACTTGTGGAAACACGGCAAAGATGAGGGGTTTGTAAAGGGTTATTCAATTGATGACGAAGAAGAAAGAACATTGGAGGTAGATTGGTAATGGCAACAACATTAGAGATAGTGCTATGGATTGTATTTGTACTCGCTATTAGTTTACTATTCTTCGCGGCATTTGGGTCTGCAAAGGTCACAAATGAAACCATAGAAGAATATATGGAACAACTAATTAGTGAGGAACAACAACGTGGCACTTAGGGAACAATGTGCCAATTGTGGCGAGGAAACGATTCCTAGAAGAATTCTAGGTTTCTATGTGGGTTCTCCGCAAAGGGTTAAGATTTGGGAATGCAGGGAGTGTAATGCTCTCTGGTCTGAAAAAATCTTACCCTTAGCGGAGGCTCACTAAATTTTTTTTGGTTTTTCAAAACCCCCAAAAACGGCTTTTTAAGAAAACGTCAAAATAAGGCTCTAGGAAAATCAACTTTTGAGAATAGCCTATTTTAGATTCGATGTTAAATAGTGTCGGTTTTCTCATTCTTGTTCACGCTGATAGGGGTCGCCCGTGACCCGCAAAATATCGCCGTGATTCGACTGAAAAATCCTACTTAGATGGGCTTTGTATGGCCCTTAGAGGCCACAAAAAACCAGATTCCGGTTAGTTTAGCACCGACTCACAAACACGCTCTATGGCGTTCTTGTTGGGTAATATGTTAGACCGACTCTGCGTTAAGTCGTTATAGCAGTTTGGGTCTCTTCTGTATGCTGTCTGTGTTCAAAGAACTCAGGCTGTATTGGAAAGTATTGGTCATAGTCTAAAGGCATGTCTCCATTTAGATAAGTCTCTAAATCCTGAGGAAAATCTAATAATGCTTGTCTATATTCTCCTAATTCAGTTCTTTGTTCATCTGTTAATGAGTTATATAAAAGAGGTTTACTCTGATAAAAATCTACTGATTTTTCTAACCAATAGTCTCTTCCTGCTCTAACGTTATTCCATGCTTGTTCTTCTGTCAATGTCATTTAATCACCTCATGTTGGAGTAAAGTATGCTGTCATTCTCATAGGGCCAACTTGCTTAGATGAAGTTGTTGTTCTTAAGTTGAATCTATCACCTGCTGAGAATGAATGTGATAATCCTGTATGATGAGTATCATGCACACCTGATGAATGGCTAGTGCTTAAGTTACCTGATTGATTTGTACCGTTCTTCACTACAACGAATGTAGTGGTTCCGGTACTCACATTACCATTGTTTCCAAATACTACATCTACTCTGGTTAATGTGCAATTCACAGGTACGTTAATACCAAAGTCAGTTCCACTGCTTGAATTTTGCACGTTTGCTCTACCATTACCGTATGAGAATTGATAACCGTTAGCGTTGCCTGTGCTACCTGTACCTGCATATAAGTCTCCTTCTTCACCAGTAATAACAAAGGTGTTTGTATCTAAACCTCCACCCCCGCCTGATTGGTCAGCGAATGATAATGTTCCACTACCATTTGTAACTAAAACTTGTCCATTACTACCATCTGCTCCCGGTAATTTGTAAGCATTGTTTATTTCTAATCCACTTCCATCTGAATATAGTTTTAGTCTTTCTACTGCCGCACCGCTTGAAATGCTACTTGTACCAGAATAGAATACTAAATCGTTTTCATTGATAAATCTCCAATCATTGTAGTTATCACCACTACCCCATGTATCATGCGTACCTCGCATCATTTCTATTCTTGGTTGAGGGCTTGAATTAGTATCTGCATGAACCCTGATTGTCTTGTTCGGGTTATCATCTTGGAACATGATAGAACCACCAGCCTTTATCCTCATTCTTTCGATAGAGGCAGTATCATCATCTTGGTCAAGAGGTGATGTAAAGAACGCTAAAGCCCCACCCTTGTCACCTGTGCTATGGTCTTCTGCCGCATAAGCCGCAATACCAGCAGATGCTTGTGTTGCCTGTGAAGGAGCATTACCGTCTCTAGAATCAAAACCAATTGCCCCAAGTAATTCACCACCAACAGTAGTTCCATCGTTTCTAACAATCAACATTCCATCATTGAAATCGGTGCCATTATGATACACAGTTAGAGTAGTTAATGGGTGAATCCCACCATTGTTTATGGCTAACTTACCATCTATAAATGTCATACCAACACTGCTTGTTGTATCATCATCTTGGTTTGTTGGTGAATACATGAATTCTAAGAATCCTCCTTTGTCACCTGTACTGTGGTCTTCCCTTGCTTTAGCAACAATAGCAACAGATGCTTCTAAAACACTGCTTGGGTCATTACCATCGTGAGAATCAAAACCAATACCACCAAGAACATCGTTTTGCGATATTTCTTCAACATCTCTAGAAATCATTATTCCGTTATCGCCATCAGCACCAGAATGATTTATCTCTAGTGTGTTAGTGGCTTGAACATTACCACCGTTACCAATACCAACACGGCCATTGTTATCTTCTGTTATTACCTTTCTTAAGTTACTCCAAGCGGCGTCTTCTCCTGTCCTAAAGTAAAGAGGTTGATTTACTTGTATGTTTGAAGAAGCGTTTGAAGATAGTAATTGCCAAGCAGTATAACTGTCACCCCATCCTTTCATGGTTAATACTCCATCCCAAGAGTTAGGGCTACCAGTAATATCATCTGTGAAATGGAATGAAGCAGCCCTATCAGTGTGGTCATCTGGTGTTATATCACCGTCTGCTCTAGCATCTCTAATTCTCACTTCTGAAACATTACCCCCAATCCAAGTCTTAACTCTGCTAAACGTTGCTTTACGGTTTGTTCCTCCGGCTCCGTTATCTACAATAATTAAGTCTGAGTCTGCTATTGCTTCACCTATGTCTGTTCCACCGTCAATATCTAACGTAGTAATATCACCATCATAACCATCAGCCGCCCAAGATACTGTACCGCTTCCATCAGTCTTTAATATCTGATTTGCTGAACCATCTGCTGTTGGTAATGTAAATGCTTGATTAATGGTAACTGCACCTGTTTCCATAACTTTGAATATTTCAGTACCACCACCAACGCTGTTTGAATCTTTCTTAACAATGAAACCTTTAGTACCAGCATTGTTGTTATTACTATCTATTTGAACATAAACATTTTCTGGTGCAGCAAGTTGTAGATTGTATCCGCTTTCAAACATACCTAAGTCTACTCTGTTTCTGAATACAAATGAGGCAACATCTTCATTACCGGGTGTTAGGCTTAATTTATCATCAGTTAGAAGCACCTCCGCATTATTAGCCAACTGCATTCTAATTGCACTATTAGCATTAAGTGAAAGGTCATCTCTTGAAGCACCGCTATTGGCTTGGTCATAGATAGTAACACTAGGTTGAGCCGCAGTTTCAAACCCTTCTCTAAAGAATAACCCTGTATCAGCAGCAACAGTTACACCAGAAGCATAGTTTGCATTAAGGTCTGGAACAGTTAAAGTGTTTGTACCATAGTTTATTGCTGTCCAACTAAACTTCACACCATTAATTGTTCCTGTTCCCTTTTCATTAAATGTGCTTGCATCAGTTAAAACAAGTGAAGTCTCACCATCTGAATAGTTAGAGGCTACTGTTGTTGTACCTTGATTGTACGCATCAATCAGAATACTACCTTCAACGTGTAATTGTTGGTCAGGGGCAGTTACCGTGTTTCCAGCATGACCTATTCCAACTCTTCCCTCAAATAAAGCAGAATAACCATATTGGTCTGCTCTATCGTTTCTTATATGAAGTGTAGGGCTATCCACATATACGCTATCATCAAGTAAAAATACTAACGGGGTAGAAGTGCTTGAATCGTTCCTAGATACCTTTAATCCATGAACTGAACCATCAGTCTGATGTATGCGTAATTTAGCATCAGGGCTTGTAGTGCCTATCCCGACATTACCAGCAGATGTAATTTGCATAGCATGAGTGCTACCTGAATCCGCCGCAGTTCCACCACTTGATGTATTGAATGCTATACTACCTTTTTCCGCACCATCTGTGTTGTCTTCTATTTGTAGGAATATTGCGGCATACTCATGTGCGGCAGTTGTGGATGCTGAGTTTCCTGCTCTACCAATTATACCCATTCCGTACCCTGCGTTGTTCACAGTTCGATTCAGATGAATCATGTCGTGACCTCCATCAGTAATGGTTAGTTTTCCGGTTGGTGTGGTAGTGCCTATTCCAACTTTACCACCTGCTCTAATAGTCATTGCTTCTAAAGCCGCATTGTTAGAAGCAGTACCATCAGCCGAACCTGAAACAAAGAATCCCATATCTGCTGCATTACCAAAGTAACTAGCATTATCCGGTCTTGTTGCCGAGCGCATACCTATACGCCCACTTATACCATCTCCGCCACTTGTGCTATCTGATTGGTCGAATATTATCTCACCTGTTATTTGGTCTTCAGTAAGTGCAGTATCCGTGTTTGATAGTCTAATGACAGAAGTAGAAGCAGATGCTACGTCTAATAATGAAGCAGGGCTTGTAGTGCCTATTCCTACACGATTAGTACCAGCATCCGAGAAGAAGTTTGTACTTCCATCGTCTGATTTAATCAACACATCTACGTTTCTTTCGGTGTTGTTGAATGTGATTTGGTTGGATGCAATTCGTAGATTCTCTCTTGGAGTACCCATTTCTTGTACCCAAAACTGTAAAGCAGCATTTTCAGTAGCATCAGTTTCATCTTCTATAAATGACTGAATTTCAGCATAAGTTACTTTTTGGTCTGCATCATTTTCACCAGAGAACTTAATTGAACCCATTGCTTCGCTAACAGCAGGGCCACTATCGTTTTTGTATAGGTCAAGAACGGGTGCTTCACCAGAAGTCGCTGATGATTCTATTAATATATCTGTATAGAATGTAGTTGCGCCTCCACCTGTAGGAACTAACATTCTTTGTTGTGTAGACATATTAACTGCGGTATTATCACCTGCATTCGTGAATACCTTGAAACCATCATTGTTGAGTGTTGCATATGTCCTAGTGTAGTTTCCACTTTGTCCACCACTTAACATCAATCCTCCTTTTCTGAAACCCGTGATATTATGATAGAAATCATTATCAGTAGCACTTGTTTCTGAATCTGCGGGGAAGAAACGAATACCAGAGAATTGGTCATCACCATCACTTTCATCACGAATATGAAGTATACCATTTATTGTTGATGTACCTATACCTACATCTCCGCCTTTAAAGTATGAATCTCCACCTGCGTCTAATACAACCTTTGCTGTGTTATTGGTTGGTGAATATGTATTGTTTGCCCAAGCCGAAGTAGTTGAATAGAGTGTTAATATTCCATCTTGAGCCGCACCTGCACTTGTGGCTCCACCTGCCGCAAGAGACATAATGGGCTTATTACCATCAGCAGTCCCACCTAACCACCATTCACTAAACCCATAGTTACCAAAGATGTTTTTAACTCTCATACCTCCACCATCGCCCATAATGGTTTTGGTATAGTTAGGGCCATTATGGTCATTTGTTGCTTCTAGTCTAATTGCAAAACCCGGCCCACTAGAAGAGGATTGGTCGTCAATGCAATCAACAACAAATGCTTGTGCGCCACTAAGAGTTGTTGCATTATTACTTGGTAATGTCTTAGTAATTGAAACATCGTTATTGATACTAACTCCTCCACCGGAAGCAATTTGCATTCTGTTTGTTCCAGCAGTTACGAATTGTAATGTATTAGCAGCAGACTGATACATACCTGTATCAGTATCACCTGCAAAACCAAAGCCGGGTTCAGTAGCAACTGAGTCTGATGCTATGAATTTACCACCGACTATGCTTAAATCTGCTTCTGTGGTCGTAAAGTGGAATGATGCACCACTACCTTGTGAACTGCTATCTGCGTGATTAAATCTCAATTCACCGCTTTGTGCATAACTGTTGTTTGAGTTATCGCTGAATTGAATACCTGCATATCCAGAGTTAGTTGTATTGCGTATTACAAGAGGATGGTCATTTGCGGCTGTTAAGTTTAACCCTGCGGCAGTAATGGTTCCTGTTGTTGTATCATCACCATCATTCTTCAAGAAAGCATCATCTACATTGAAAGTAGTTCCACTCAATGAGATGTTAGTACCTGCTGAATAAGTAGTATCTGAACCAGCACCTGCTAATTGACTGGTTAAAGCAACAGTTCCGCTAGTATTGGGTAATGTAATTGTTCTATCAGCCGTTGGGTCTGTAATAGTTAATGTAGTTTCATATGCATCAGCAGTTGCTCCTTCAAACACTATTGCATTTGCTGCATTCATAGTTACAGTATCAACAACGGTTTGTGTTCCTGTAACCTCAAAATTACCGTGGACTTTAACTAAATTATTTTCACCGCTAATAGTTAACATATCAGAATGCGTACCATTCTTCAATACGCTTAGGGCTAATATACCACTTTCTGTACTATCTGTATTATCTTCTATTGATGTTTTAACTCTACCATAACCTGCAAGTTCATCATTATCGTTAACTCCTTGAAAAGTTATTTGCCCGATAATGTCATCATCAGCAGGACTGGCTGAACCCCTGTAAATGTTTAAATTAGGGCCACCATGTTCATCACCATCTGTATCAGAGAGTAATAGTGTTGGCCCTGTTCCGCCATCATGCAATACAGTTAATTTTCCTTTGTTTGGAGTAGGAGAAGATGGGAAACTTTCATCTTCATCTGAAACTATAACTGCACCTGTTCCATCTGGTCTTAAAATAATATCTCTATTACCGCTAGTAGTTTTAATTTCATGCGTTTGAACATCTAAATCTCCGCCTAGTTGTGGTGAAGTATCATCAACAACATCACCACTTGAAGCAACAAGGTCTACTGTACCATCAGTATCTCGATATGTTGCAGTAATGTTTGTTTCTGTATTTCCACTAAACATAGCACCTACAATATCTTGAACTTGCTCGTTTGATAATTGGGTGTTAGTATCTGCTGTCATGTCATCAACAACTAAGTCAATGGTTCCATCTCCATCTTCATAGGTTGCTGCTATTCTTGTTTCCGTGTTAGATGTAAACATTGCTCCTACAATGTCCTGAACTTGTTCTGTAGTTAATTGAGTGTTAGTATCTGTTGATGCTATTGTAAGTGTACCTGCCGCATCATCATAAGTTTTAGTTATATTTGAGCCAGCAACCAGTAATCCATTTACATAATCTTCAACTTGTTCTTGGCTTAATTGGGTGTTTGCAGGAACAGCCCAAGTTAAACCACCTGTGTTTCCTGATTGAGCAGATAAGAAATATCCGTTTGTGGGGCTATTAGAGACTTTTAGGTTTGCTTCATCTACTACATTGTTAGCAATAGTTAAGGCAGTAGAACCAGTAACTTCTCCTGTATGTGAATCGTGAGTAAACACATTGCTTGATACACTTAAACCAGTACCCGCAGTATATGTTCCAATGGAATCTTCTAAGTTTGTTATACTCATATATTTCCAAGCACTGGTGCTTTCATCCCAAAGTAATATTTTATCCGAACCATTATCAGTGCTTTCTGTTAATTCTGATAATGTTGCTGGGTCTGCTAATTTTAAACCTGTTGATGTTTGAGTAAGTGCATCCCCAGCAGCAACACTAAATGTAGTCCCAGATAAAGCAATACCATTTCCTGCTGAATAAGTGGTGTTTGTAGAAGAAACAGTAATTGTATCGCTACCTGCGGCAGTAGTAATTGTAGTAGCACCACCACTTGCTAATGTTAATGTATCTGTTTTTTGGTCTGCTATAACATTTGATTGTCCTGAAACAGCAATAGTGGTAAATGCGTTTTGATTGACTTCTGCACCACTCTCAGGTAGAGTACCGAAAACCTTACCAGAACCTGCTAATTGAGATGCAGTAATTTTACCTAACATAGTTGCAATACTAATCTTGTGTTCCTTAGTACCACTAGCCGAATCATCATGCATCAATAATAAATCATTGTTAATATTTATGTTAGATTCTAAATCGTGACTATCAATCGTTGGAAGTTTAGCGTTCCAAGTAGAAGCAGAAGAAATGTAAGCATCTGCAATTGGTGTGCCTTGCCATGTTCCTGTACCTATTGTACCAACGCTTGTTAATGAAGAAGCAGTTACACTGCTCTTTAATGTATTACCAGTTAATGTTCCGGCTGCTGCTGTAACAGTTATATTAGAAGTACCATTAAAAGTAACACCGTTGATTGTTCTACCTGTTTGTAATTGCGTAGCAGTAGCAGCGTTACCAGTTATATTACTAGAGGTAAGTGCTATAGTCCCGGTTGCGTTTGGTAATGTTATCGTTCTGTCAGTTGTAACGGTTCCAGCCTTTAATGTTATTTCATGATTATCTGCAACTGAACCTTCAAACACTACACCATTAGAAGTTGATACAGTTTCTACTGATTCAGTTGTGGTGGTTCCTGTAACTATTAAATCACCAGCAATTGTAACTGTATCATTAGCATCACCTATTGTCATAGACCCGCCCAAGTCAGCGTTCAATGCAGCCTTGACATTTGTTGTGTCCGTTACGTCAGCACCGTCTTCTACATTTAATACTGTTAAAGCCTGTGTTTTAGTTAGATTTTCAGGATTACCTGTTCCTGCGCTATTTCTACCTATAAATGAGTTTGTTGATATATTAGTCATCTTAGCAAATGTGACTGCATCATTTGCTATTTCATTTGTGTTAACTGCATTATTAGCCATCTGGTCATTACCAATAGCATTATCTGCAATCATACTTTCTGTAATTGTATTTGTATCTCCTGTGGTTACTACATTTCCTGTAGTAGACGGCAAAGTTATAGTTTGACCGCCCTTTGTTATAGTCCCGTCTTTATTTATCCTAAGTGTTTCAGTACCGTTGTTGACAGCAGAAAACTCTGAGTTTAATTTGCCCATACCTAAGAATTGAATTTTTCTGTTAGTAGCAGTATTAGTAGATGCTTTAGAAATATGAACTGCTGCTATTGGAATGTCTCCGTTTTTAGGTGTAGCACCATCAACAAATGTCTCACCTAATGTACTACTGCCTCTAAACTTAATAACATCAGAACCACCTTCACTTGTTTCAGTACCATCTGCAATAACAATTAAACCAAACCAATCGAAGTTTGCATTAATGTTCCATGTGGGTTCATTGTTACTGCTTAATGCAGACATTGTTAAAAGTTTACCATCGCGGAAATATTTGATTTCAGAGATGGCATATATAGTATTACTACTACCAGCAGACATTGTGATGTTTCCACCACTAGCAACAAACGAACCGGATGTGGCTATATTTAAAGCATTAATTAAATTTGCATTTAACGTGTCGGTTCCATCTTTTAGTCTATCATTATCATTTGTAGCATCACTACCTGTAATAGAGGTAGCCAGCGAACTGATGAAATTAGGGTTATTAAGAGGCATTATGCCATCTCCAATCGAAAGGTGAAACTAATTGTTTCATTAGAGGCGAGGGGGCCAATGGGTTTAAAGTTCACGCGGGATAACATAGTTCCTGCGTTATTAAAGACTCCTATTTCGGTTATGACATTAGAAGCCAGTTCAGAACCAGATAGTGTGATTTCATATATTAGAGTATTACCCACTCTTGTAGGGGATATGAGCCTTTTGTAACTACCATCTGAGATTGTGGTTGAGCCGGAAGCAGTAAGAATACTTCTATTTAATACAGTTTCTGAGGTAGATGTATCATCCTGCCCATCTCCAAAATCTAAATATCTAAACTGATTAGCCGCTATCGCTAAATCTAATACTGCCTTTTTGCCACTATCTACTATCATACTTCTAACTCCGTTGTTTCCACCGTTTCATCTCCACCTAACGTGTTTGTGTAATTTATATTTGTGGAGTAGCCTATGACTGAACCAGCAGGGGTGGTTATAGTATATGAAAGTGATTGTTCTTTTATGTTTGCAAAATCTCTTGCTACCTTTGTTGTTAATTCTACAACGGTATTAGTTGTTAAAACATTGATACTTTCTCTCCTTTGATTTGAATGTATCTCTGTAAGTCTTTCTGCTATAGTTTTATTATAAGTACCTACTGTCACTTCTGTTATTCCTGCCATAGCGTTTCCTATTTCATAAACAATATATTCATTAGCAGGTATATTATGAGATTTCAAATTTAGAGTTATTAAATCACCTGGCTTCATCAATTCAAATCCTTTCATTTGCATTTTTAAAACTATTTTTCTAGCAGGCTGATTGTGTATTTCTAACAATTGCTCTGCTTTAACCTTTGCTTCTGTAGCATGTTTGATGTTTCCATCAACATATGTTAAAACAATAGGGTCTTCTTCATCAGAAATATCTACAGTTGCTTTCACATTATCACCTATTACTACTACTCTATTAGCAGCATCGAATAGGCTTTCATTGCTTTCTACTTCTATTAGATTATTTCCTTCACTGTAGCCTAAAACAAATCTTCTTTTACTATCATAATTGTTAATGTCTTGTAGTATTATCTTTTCATTTACTAATGTAAATTCTAAACCTGATTTGTTTGCTAAGAAGTTTAGTGCATCGAATACTGTGCTTTCTGTAAAGTTTGTATTTAATATAAATGGTTTTTTAGAATACGTAACTATTTCATCTTCAGCAGCAGGTACAAAGAACATATCATAAGTACCATCTCCATCCATACTATTTATAACTACATTTGCATTACTTATTGACGCTATTTGTCCTATAAACTTTCCATCTTGGTTATAGATATAATCATTAGGCGATAACCCGACAGCATTAGCAGATAGTGTAATTGTTGCGTTACTAACACTTGCTACTATGTTTCCTGTATAGTTTAAGTTTTTGACTGCTTCATCTAATTCCAATGAGTTTTCAGTCAATAAATTATCTATAGCGACACTTGCATCTGTTCCCAAAGATACAGTCGTTCCTAAATACAACCTATGTGGGTCACCCTTTACTGGTGTGTTAGTTTCTATTGTGAATGTTTCTCCAAAAGACACTACACCGTTACCTGTTAGTTTTCCACTATACTTTAACCTAACTCTTTCAGTACCTGTTATACTAGCAGTTATAGGAACATGGGTTGTGGTATTACCATCTGTTACATAACAATCATAAGTCTGCCCGTTTGTAAATAATGATATAGTATTTTCAATATCTCTTCTATCTATATAATTAAATGACTTATTTGAATTACCAGAATCAGCAGTATCTATATCAAGAGGGATATACATTGAGTATATATTTTCACTGTATGCGTTTGCAATACCTGTATCACCAGTTAATAGATTAGAAGTTTCAACATCATATTGTAGTCCAGTATCAAACATAGTATTCAAATCAATATAGTCTGGAGTCTCATCAAAGGTTTTTTCTGCTATTCTCATAAGTCTATAACTTGTTCCATGAGTAGTTATATTGATTGCATTATCTAAACTTAAGATGTGCTGTGACCTTGAATCACTACCAGAACCAGCATCAGTTCCAGCACTTACAGCATGACTTGTAATTCTACCAATATATGTGGGAGCACCCGTTTTATCAGAACCAGATATTAGAACAACTGCACTCCCATTTGGATGAGTCCAAGTAATTGTATGAACTTGGTTTCCAGAAACTTGTGTTCTATCATCTGCATTTCTAGTGCATCCTGTTAAATTATTACCACTAATACCAGTATATGTTATAATTTCCCACTCGTTTGTTTTAGTGCTACTACTATATGCAAAACTACCTAACATTTTAATTGTTCCTGAACTTGGTAGATGAGCAGTAGAAGTTAATGTAATAGTAGTATCAGAAGCAGTAAGAGACCCTTCATTAAGCGTTGTCTCTATACCATTTGGTAATTGTCCAGTCTCTGTCTTATTACTCACAATATAATACCCTTCTAGATTATTTGCAAATGATAACCAATTGTGTGTAGATGCATCATTCATTTGAAAAGTCAATACGTCTGAAGTAGAGTTACGTTGTACTCCTAATGTTCCTAGTGTATTTGTAGATAATCCTGTTAAGTTAAAACCTGGCTTAACAAACATTTGAGCACTAAACATTTCTCCAGAATCTGCTTGATTTGCTTGGTGATGTGAAGCCCTACTTGGGGATTCTCTACCTTCTTCATCTACTAAAATTCTTTGCTTAGTTCTGGTACCAACAAACGATGCATTTTTTCCCTTTCTCTTTATCATAATGTTAGGGCCGTGTTGGTCAACTTCTGAGTTTGCTGGGTGGTCATCATATGCATTATATTCAGCATTAGTAGGACAATCTAATGGAGCACTAACAACAGACAAATCATAGTTTTGTCCAGAGAAACTGTTCTTAATATCCTTAAACACCGCAGTACAGTTGTCATATAAATGACCAGTACCCATTAGGAAATTTTGAATCTTGTTTGCCTGATTAGTTTCATCTGCTCCACTATCAAATGTTTCTAAACACAATGCGCTTAAGACTCTAGAAGTATGATGATAATTAGGAGGTGTAAAACTATTCCAATTTGCTCTTAGGTTTTCCCATTGTTCTGTATCGTGGAATGCAGAAATAGCATAATATTTTTTATCTGTATCATCGTGGTTTCTTTTGACACCAGAAACAAGTGGTATGAAAACATTTTGCGGGTCTAGGATATTATTGCTATCACCTTCTAAGATACTATAATCAAAGTATCCTTTGTCAATTGGCTCTCTTGCTAGTATTACATTTGTAAACTTGATTGGGTTTTCTGCAAGATTGTCAAACCCATCATTTGTTGTGGCATATAGATTAAATGGCATAAGACCCGGTAGTTGATGAAGAGTGGTTGTTGGTGAAGAAGTAGACACTTTATATTCTTGTCTTAAAATATATACTTTAGCGTTACTACCCTCATTTAGTAATAACCAGTCACCGCTTGTCCAATTACTACTATCCGAAGAACCGTGTAATGTAACTGCTGATGTGCCTTTATAGACTGCTATTAAGAACCCTGATGCTGCGCCGTATAACATATCATTAGGTTGAACAGTAATACTTTTATTGTTACCACTTGCGGCTGTTGAGGTTTTAAACTGTATTGTTCCTTCATCATAATCTACATCACAGAAAGTAACATTGCTTGTATCTGGTTCTGTTGGTGTTTTAAATCTTTGATAATCAAAATTTGGAATTTCTGGTATTTTACTGGTGGCTGGCATATTTTCAGCATCAACAGGATTAAAGTGCCAATCATATGTTGCTTCTACTAATCGCATTACACCCCACCTTTTTATCCCATCAGTATTAATAGAACTTGATGAAATCTGCCCTGTTTGATAATTACTTTCTTTCATCAATAACTCACTACTTGAGCCTACATAATTAGCGTGGTCTACTGCATCACCTTCTTGTGCGGGTGATTCTAATAACATCCCATAAGTAGACATGCTTTTACTTGAAAAACCTAGATGATTATGTCTTAATTTAGATTCTGGATATATATCACCCAATGCCATTAGTTCATAATTTTTAACTCTAGTATCTTTATTCTGTAGTTTACTAACTGAATCTGTGGTTGTAGCAGCACTACCACCAGCAGTACCCCAAGTATTAATTTGTACGTTTCCATAATTAACTGTCTCTTCTATTACTAGACCTGTTACTTGATTCTTTGGTGGGGTTAAAGCAGTATTGTCTGAAAGTTTATACAAGTAGTTACCTATAACCGCCTGATAGTGTGCATTGTAATCTGAATCAACTATATTACTACCCTCTATAGGGTCGGTATTATTTGTTAATGTAGGTGCTAATGATGCTCCATCAGGCCTAATATTATAAGATGGTGCGGCACCAGATACACTAATATTACCTAAATCATTATAGATAGAACCAGTAGATGTCTGTGTTAAACTTCCCGGTGTAAAGGTTTGTAAATCTTGGTATTTGAAAATAGCAGAAGACGTATAGTTGTATCCTTCATGTTTACTTCTCAACCTATGTAAGAACCCTGCCTTTGGTATATTATTGTTTAAGAAATATAAATAGGAATTACTATCGGTAAATCTAGTATCAGACGAATTTGTTTCAACACTTGCTAATACAATTGGCATAGTTGGTGCTAAAGTTAAGGTAGTGGCCTCTCCTTCTTTCTCAGTTTTATTTACAATAGAATAATAATTATGAGATGAAGGTATAAGTTTACTGGATTCTGTTGGTGTTGGTGTATCTTCATTACCTAGTTTGAATGCAAACTTAGAGTCTTTACTCTTCAAACTTTTTACTCCAGATATATGATAACCTAATGAAGTATCTTCTCTATATTTACCTGTTGCAGAAGTATAAGGCAAAGAGACTGTAGATTGGTTTCTGCTGGCATCATACGTTAGTTCTTCTCCATCAATAAAGACAAGACCCTTATCACTTGCGGAGACTAAATCTGTAGCGTTAGAAGTTGCTAATGGGTTAACTGCTAGTGCTTTAGTCAGGCTTTGAGTAAACTTATTAGAAGTGGCATTAGTTAAACTAATTGCTTTAACTGATGTGCCAGATGAACCATTACCTGCTAAGGCTTTATCGCGCAGTGTTACTGTATTACCAGAAACTCCCTCTACTTCTCCCACAAATGTCATATCTACTCTAAAAATTAAATCATACTTTGCTAAATTAGAGGCATCTGTGCTAGTAAAGGTTGTAGCCCCGGCAAGAAACATACCACTAACAGCAATACTGATTGTTTCTGATAGATTAAACATTGGGTTTAATGAAGAGTAAATTATATCATTTGAATAGTTTAGATTTTTATTGACAGTATTGTTTAACAATTTAGCCATCTTATCTCTACCTGTGATTTCATAAGTGACTAGCCCCCTTTCATTTTTAGACAAACTATCTTCTACATGACCTGAGAATATTTCTTCATCTACTGCATATCCACCAGAAACATAATGCATGAAGGATGGTTTATTTACTGCTGTTGTACCTGTGGGTATGTAAAACTCTTTATTAGCATCTTGTAACTTTAAATACTTATGTTGTGAATCACCATAATCAATTGGAATATCTAAACCTATAAATTCACCAGATAATAAAACCAACTTATTGTTGTATATAGTGGTTGATTCTTTACTAACTGTATTACCATTCATAGTTAATCTCTTAAAGTTATTCGATGCATATATTACTTCTGTATCTATGGGTGTGTTAGAAACTAACGCCCCATTCCAACTAAATAAATAAGCATCTGCTTTATCAAATGATTCCATAGAAGTCATACTAGAATATGTAGCACTAGTCCCACTTCTTACCTTATTCACAGTAAGAGTTTGTGTTCTAGCAGATGTATCTGGTGCAGCGATTGATGAGATAATATAGTAATTAGTCCCTACTCTAATTGAGTCAGTTGTTTTAATCATAGAATCATTTCTACAATCAAATCCTTCTGGTATCTGGTTTAGTATTATCTTATATCCTGATGCTGAATTACTTGTTACAGTGTAAGGTAGTTTATATTCTCCTAATTGCCCACTAAAAATAGAGTTTCTTATTCTAAATTTATCCCTCTCTTTCATCTTTAAGAATTGAACTCCTGATTGGTCTAGTGTTTTTACTCTTGCTACTTGTGTAGCCTTATTTCTAGGATAATTTACCGAAGTATCTATAACAGAAGTTAACACGTTATTTTTTAGATGTGCGTCTTTGTAATGAAGATGTCGAACTGGCCCATTTAAATCAGCATGAACATGTGTATAGTTTGTATTATTAGACCAACTACTATGAGTTGACATTCTATCATTTGAGTTTCTTTGTGCGTTTCTAACTATCATACTCCATGCAGAAGGGTCAGGAGTAAAAGTGCTATTAGTATCATAGTCATACTTAGTTCTGTCTTTTTCCTTAATGTTATCTACCAATGTAGCATCTAAATTCTTAGGCCCAACATCTGTAATAATAGTACCAAAATCAGGTTCAGTTAGAAATACACTTTGTACTACATCTCTACCATAATATAATGTCGGGGCAGTAGCCCCTCCTGTTACTTCTGTTGCAGTAGGAATATCAAACTTAATATCATCTAATGTTGGTGAGTTAGCATGGGCAGTTACTAGGTTTCCTAAGTTTCTTTTAACACCACTTACTTCTGCCCATATTGTGTGGCCTTGATATGACGTGTTAGATAATACTGTGGTGTTAATTGTAGTTGTACTATGATATATGCCATCTGATGTTTGACTGGCTGTACCCCCAAACGAAGTCCAGTTTTTATAAAACCTACAACTTGTTAATTGATATTTTGTATTGTAGTTTAATTGGTCTTTTTCATCTAATCTATCTTCATAAAAGTACCATGTCGGTCTACTTACTACATTACTAACATCATACTTATCAGATATAATCGAGGAGGAAGAGGAGGAATTTCCTCTTAAACCATAAGATACTGCTACAACATTTGTATTGTTAACATGCGGCCCAACGTAAAGTTCAAATTTTGTATCTTTAGGTATTGAGTCTGAATATTTTGGTGAGAATTCTATACCATCCCCATGATTATCAAACTGTATTATTTTAGTTACCTTTGCAAAGTGAGGTCTAATTGATACTGTTCCATCATTACCAGTTATCTCAGGATTGATAAGAATAAAATAATCATAGGTTTCTAAATCCATCCCTAACCCAGCACTACCAACAGCAGATGTACCTGAGACTGAATCCTTTAATCTGATTCTATTTGATGAAGTGTCTTGTAAATTAGAGGCGTGTTGGGTTATATGATTAGGGTCTGTAGAAGTATCAGAATATCCTGCCGGGTGTATTCTATTTACCAACCCTGTATCTGAATTACCTGAAATCATCGGTTCACTATTCACAACAACTCCACTAGAATTTAAATCAAAAGGTGCCTTTCTAATCTCAAAGAAATTAGCAGATACATTGTTTACACCCGCAAAGTTTCCACTAGAAGGAATTCCTGGGTTTTTTATAATAGGATTGACTGGTGTTTCGTAAAAAGCAATTGTTGGAAACGGGTTTCCTCTTTGAGCATATGTATAATTCAAGGCCTGACTTTGAGTTTTACCTGTGTTTAAAACATAGTAATAATTTTCCGTCATTACTCATCCCACCTATAGTAAAAAATCATATCAGAGTATCCCGGATTAAGAGTATGATAGTTAAGTGTAGGTTCCAATCTTGTATACATAGCCATCTCATATAGTTCTCCGAAAAACTGTGTATTTTTGTTAGTTCCGTTTTGACCAATAAAACAATCAGTTGCATCAAATTTAAATCTTGGAGTAAATGTTATCTTTTGTTCTTTAACTAATTGGTTATTTATGAATAATTTTATAGTTCCGTCACCGACAACCACACAAGAAATCTTGTATATATTTTCTAAATATAGGGCTTCCCTAGGTTGTGAAGCATATAGGGTAGAACCTACTGTAGCAGCAGGGTTTGCTGCTAATGTGATTTGTGTAGCACTATCTCTAGTAGCAACTGTACCTATTAATTGATTAGATGAGTTATATATTTCTTCACCTGCACCTAGACTCGTAGTTGTAAGACCAGTTATAATTTTTTGATTTGAATCGCTACTCCAAGTATTGTCTGTAGTAACATTGCTATATGTATCTGTGGTTGATTGACTACTACCAGCAGTAGCAATTTGTATTTTTACTACGTGATTACTACTTGGGCTTGATGCAGTTAGTTTAGAATTCAAATCACTTGCATTAATAGCACTTATTAAATTAGAAGCAGACTGTGTTGTATTAGCACCTATCTGAAAATAAGTATATCCACTACCAGTAGAACCTGTAGATTGAGATGGTAAATTCGATGCTTTAAATTTAACAGTTACTGCTCCATCGGCACTAATTATTTGTATATATTCATCAGGAGTAGCAGCAGTAACACCGCCTGTAAAGTCTACTTTAGTAACAACACCAAGGTCTTCTGTAATAGTAGTATTTCCCGCAGCACCTGATGTTCCTTGTGTTAAGTTAACTTTATGCTGGTCACTACCATCATTTGACGCTGTTATATCTAAAGCACTTACACTATTAACGGCTGCTGCAAAATTAGCCCTATTAGAACCACCACCACTAGGAAGACGATAAAGAACATAAGTTACAGATGGGCTTCCAAAGGTAATAGTAGAACCAGTTAGATTACTAGATTTAGTTGCATGAGCCGCTAAAAATTTAGTGGTTGTTCCATCACTATCAACCAATTGAATAGCCTTAGTTGAAGGCTCATTAGCAGCCTCTCCACCCGAAAAATTGCTTACATTTACATGACTCATATTTGTGTTAGTTACAGTATAATTATTACCTGTTGTACCTGCCGCATCAACAGTTAATACTATATTGACGGGAGAACCATTACCAAGAGTGGCAGTAACTTGTGTATTTCCATTGCTATGATTTATGGCTGCCATTAACGATTGTAATGTATTTGTTGCATTGCTTTGTTTTTTGAAGGGATATACTGTTATAGTTTCATTACCATCATTTCTACTAACAGGAGTACCAATGACTACAGTAGAAGCACTTGGATAAGGATGGTATTTTTTAGCATCACCACCAGTTGTAATAGTAATGTAATTATGTGTTACAACATTTGCTGCTACACCACCAGCCATTTGATTTATTCCTATACCAAGAGGCATAGCAGAACCCTTTGAAAGACTACCACCAGTAGGGTTATTTATATGTGCTACAAAAGTAGCAACAATAGACGGTGCTCCTACTGATGTATCTAATGGGTCTGTACCTCCTGTAACTGTTCCAGCCCAACTAGCACTAACCGTAGTAACAGCATCAACAAATGCAGTAAGACTTGCTTCAGCAGTGCTTTTTCTATCATAAGCCCTTGAGCCTGCTGGATAACCAGAACTTGCTAAAGGCTGTCCATTAATAGCACCTGCCACAGCATACCATTTAGTTGTAGTATTTCCATTTTCACTTACAACTTCAATATACTCATTTACATCCGAACTTGTAGTAGAATCTGGATTAGCACCAAATTTAATTGAACCTGTACCTGCTGTTGCTAAAGTATCAACACTGAAATTATTATTATTGGCACTTATCAAAGTAGTAGCATTTTGAGCAGGAAAATATGATTGTGGTGTACCTGTAATACTAACACTACCAGTGGCCGTTGCTGCTAAAACATCTAATTGATTTCCCCAACTTGTACTATCAATAGATAATGTGTTATATGGTAAAGCATTCTGAGCATTTGTTGTAATCTGTCTTAGTGTACTAGATGAACCAGTATAATAACTTGCAGAATCTGAATAGTTATTTAATCTATTAGTACCAGTTAATAATACATCAGATGTTACGTTGTCAGAACCGTCTGCAAACTCTGCAACTAATCTATATTCCGCAGGTCTATTGTAATTAGACGCTGCTTGATTCTCTAGATACAATTGAAATTTAGCATTGTAATAAATCATCATCTTATGTGATAATCTATTAGTAGTAAAATAATCATAACTCTGATATGTTTCTGGATTAGATGTACTATCTCCTAAACTCGGTGGAGTTCTTACTGAGTTTAAATTACCTCTATCAGATGGAGTCCAACTACCATAACCATTTACATCATAAGGAGTTATTATGGCTTCTAAAGTAAATGATTCTAAACCCCAAGGGCCGCCTCTAGTGTCTACTTCCGAGGCTGCTATGTTATAATCAGCATAGGTTTGTTTTAGATAACCATCACATAACATAGGAAAAACTAATGCCTTTGTTTCCCCCACGTAAACTCCGGGCATATTGTCACCTAAAATCCTGCATTAATAAAGTCTGATATTGCTGTTGATGCTTGTGTGAATGTCATACTAAAGGTAATAGCAGGTAGTTCTGCACCAGTAAATGAACATGAGAAGTCGTTTATAAAACCAGTAATGCCGGGTATTTCATCTGTTGAAGTTATAATATCAGGCCAAGGCGTTCCACCAAAGGATAGTTTTGTGCCTGATTTTGTTTGTGGTATATCATAATCACGATTAGCCCAAGTAAAAGGCACTAGAGGGCATTCTTGTAAAGGAGTATCTGAAGTAACCCCGCTATAATAATCAAAGTCTGTGTCTACACGGCTAGGCATCAAGACGATTAACTTAGATAAGTTCTGGTCTTCGTGTAAGAAAGAAGAATCAACATAGGAATGTATAAGTTGTCCTATCTCAAATGCTGTTAATGTTTTAGTAACTTCTGAATTATGTGCGTTTTTCTTCTTTATTTCTTGGTCTAATATAATACCGCTTAAACTAATTGTCTTAGAAGCCATTCCAGCATCAAGAGCAATAGTAGTTGCTTCACCAGATATAACACCAGAGAACGGGACAGGTACAGGCAGGGTTTGTTTATTTGTACTTATATCTAATTGTTGACAAAGCAATCCTATTCTATTCTGTTCAAAGGCTCCGCTTTCAGAACCATTTGCTGAACGTCTTGCTAATTCTAGCATAACGTGATTTTTGTATCCGCTTGTTAAGTTACCG